CTAGCAGACTGCATATTTCTGTACCGTATTCTCAAACCCGGTGTTCTGTCCGCCGTATTTTACGGTCAGATCCTTGCTGAGTCCAAGATACAACATTCCGAGCAGTGATTTTGCATCAATCACAGCTCTGTTATAACAAACATCGATATCAAAATCACATTTTCCGGCAGCTCTCACAAACTCCTTTACTTCCTCCGTGTCAGACAATCTGATTTTTCTCTCTATCATATTATTCATCCTTTCCTACTATAAACCAAACGTGTTTCTCTGATTTCCGCGCAATTATTGCATAATTTTTTTTCTTTGTCAAATTTGACGCAACCGGTAAACCACTTGAAAGTACGGGCAATCTGCTCATTTCTGTGCCCGATTTTTGCCGTTTTTTGCAATCTCTTTTTGCGATTTTCTCTCAAAAAGCAAACTGCATAATTATTCTTGTGCACACTTTCTCATTTCCCGCAAAGGTACGTTTCGTTTTTGTAATATTTTCACATATTTTTTCCCCAGAGAAAACTATTTTTCATCTCTCAGTTTCCTAAGATTCTGCTTGAGCGCCTCCACGGCGCGGTCGATCTCTTCCCTTGTCGTCTCTCCCGACAACGTCATACGCACGGTCCCCGGTGCGTATTCGTCCGGCACGCCCAACGCCCCGATTACATAGGAGACCCGCTCCTCCCCGGTGTTGCAGGCGGAGCCGCCCGAGGCGCAGATTCCGTCCTCATACAGCAGAATGAGAAGCGATGCACCGTCCACGCCGGAAAAGCTCACATTCACATTCCCCGGCAGGCGGTTCGTGGGATGTCCGTTCAGGCGGACCCCCTTGATCTCATGCATGATCTTTTCAATCAGATAATTGCGCAGCATCATCTCCCTGCGGATTCTTCTGCGCATATTACAGAATGCCAGTTCCACCGCTTTCCCCATCCCGACGATCCCCGGCACATTCTCCGTTCCCGCGCGTTTTCCACGCTCCTGGCTGCCGCCGTGGATAAAGGAAGGCATCGTAACCCCGTCTCTTACATACAAAAATCCCACACCTTTCGGTCCGTGAAATTTGTGTGCACTCGCGCTAAGCAGATCGATGTGGTACTGCTGCATGGAGATCGGAATCTGGGCATACGCCTGCACCGCATCCGTATGAAACAAAATCTGATGGTCTCTTGCGAACCTTCCGATCTGCATGACCGGTTCGATCGTTCCGACCTCATTGTTTCCAAACATGACCGAGATCAGGATCGTATCCTCCCGGACGGCATGCTCTAACTGTTCCAGCGAGATCATTCCGTTTTGATCGACGTCCAGATAAGTCACCTCGTAGCCCTGCTCCTCGAGATAATGGCAGGAGTTTAGGACCGCGTGATGTTCAATCCTGCTGGTAATGATATGACGACCGTATTTTCCATACGCTTCCGCCACCCCCTTAACTGCCCAGTTGTCCGCCTCCGATCCGCCCGATGTAAAATAGATTTCCGACGGTCTGGCATCCAGTGATGCTGCAATCACCTCTCTCGCATGGGCAATCGCCGCCTGCGCTTCCTCCCCGTAACCGTAAGCCGTTGACGCATTGCCAAACTTTTCCACCAGATAAGGCTGCATAGCGGCTTCGGCCTCCTCCGCCATCCGCGTCGTTGCAGCATTATCCAGATAGACCACACCTGCTTTATATTCCTGATCGCACATTTTTCCCCCACACCTTACATATAATAAAAAGATTCCAATTCCCGGAGACACACTTGCCAGACATTCATTTTCCCAGGAATTCCGTTTCTGGAAATTCTCTGAAAAATTCCCTGATCACCGGCACACTGCTGCTAACACTCGCCGGTGTGCTCACACGGATTATCGGCTTCTTCTATAGAATATTCCTCTCAAGGCTGATTGGTGCAGAAGGTCTTGGGATCTACCAGCTGCTGTCCCCGGTGATGGCGCTCGGTTTCGCCGTCACCGCCGCCGGAATTCAGACTGCGATCTCACGCTTCGTCTCCTCCGAGCTTGCGCAGAACAATCCCGCGGGTGCGAGGCTCTATTTTCGGATCGGCCTGCTGCTGTCGCTGTTTTTATCTGCCGCGACCGGCTTTGTAATCTGGAAATACGCAGACTTTATTGGTGTTTCCATGCTCGGGGATGTGCGGTGCATCCCGCTCCTTAAAATCATCTCTCTCTCCTTTGTCCCGTGCTGTATCCACGCCTGCATCAACGGCTGCTACTATGGACAGAAAAAGACGGGCGTCCCCGCTCTCACACAGCTCACAGAGCAGATCGCCCGCGTCGGCACGGTCTGGCTGCTCTATCAGATCCATATGCGGGAGCAGACCACCGTTCCGCTCTCCGTCACAATGTGGGGCGCTGTGATGGGCGAAGTGGCAAGCACGCTCGTCTCCGTCAGCGTCGCAAAACTTCCGAAGGGAACGGACACGGCGCTTTCCGTGAAATGCAACACGCGCAATCTCCTTGCCATGGCGGTTCCGCTCACGGCAAACCGGGTTGTTTTAACGCTCTTTTCCAGTTTTGAAAACATCATGATTCCCAGCCGCCTGCGCCTGTTCGGTTACACGGCTTCCGAGGCGCTTGGCGTCTACGGCATCTTAACCGGCATGGCGATGTCCGTCATCATGTTTCCGTCCGTCATCACCAACTCCGTTTCGGTACTTCTTATGCCCGCCATCTCAGAGGCCAAAGCCGGTGGAAACGATGCGCTCATACGGCGCGCGGTCTTAAAAACCATCCGGGTCTGTCTTCTGTGGGGCTTTTTCTGTACAGCAGGTTTTCTTGCTACCGGCCACTTTATCGGGAATGTGCTCTTTGGGAACGCGCTCGCCGGAACATTTATACGGACGCTCGGCTGGATCTGTCCTTTCCTGTACCTCGGCGTGACGCTGAGCAGTATTCTGCACGGACTCGGCTACCCGGGCATCACTTTCGTGCTGAATCTGATTGCCTGCGGCATCCGCATCCTCTTTGTGCTGTTTGCCCTCCCCGTCTACGGCATCCGCGGCTATCTGTGCGGACTTCTCATCAGTCAGGCCGTCATGGCTCTCCTCTCCATCGGAATTCTGCTGCGCCAGACACATTTTAATGCCTGACCACGCGCTGCTACTCGTAATCGCGCACATTGGAGGCATCAACCTGCTCGAACGCCACCTGATAACCGTTTAAAATGGTCGTCCCCAGGTCTCCCGCATCCAGTTTTTCCGCAACACTCTGCATCAGTGGATCGGAAGCTGCGCTCTCCAATGTGCTTCCCACCAGCGCACTGCTCCGGTGGCTTAAAATCATGTTATCGCTGGTATCCACCAGAAAGGCTGCCGCATCTTCCATCTCCACCAAATACTGCCAGAATCATTCACAAAGTATGTAGGTTAAAATTGTTGCATCTGTATATAATGGCAAGCTGACAAACAGCCTTGCAATATAATTACATCAGTGGTATAGTTATTTTATCACTACAGATTTATTCCTAAAAGCTGTTGACTTTGCTTACTGTTTGGATATAATAATATTGTACCTATTTGTGTGGTACAGTATTTTGAGAGTATATCCCTAGCAGTAATCCTCCCAACATATGGGAAGCGATGAGCCTAGGGATATTTTTTTACCAAGGAGATTTTATGATAAAAACAGCTATTCTTGTTGACGGCGCTTTCTATAGAAAACGTGCCTACACATTATTCGGAGACATAAGCCCTGCCGAGAGAGCAAAAGAACTTTCGGCATACTGCCACCGTCATATAAAAGACGAGAAAGAAGGTGCATGCCTCTATAGAGTATTTTATTATGATTGTCCCCCTATGAACAAACAAGTATATCATCCCTTGCTAAAGCGGGCCATCAACCTCGGTCAATCGGAGGATTATGTATGGGCAAACGATTTTTTTAAAGAATTAAAGCATCAACGCAAGTTTGCACTCAGACTGGGCCGACTCGCCGAGGAACAGGCTCACTTCAACATAAAACCCGATGTGATGAAAAAAATATTATCCGGTGTAAAAACTATAGATGAATTAGAAGAAAAGGATTTTTCATTATCAGTTACCCAGAAGGGTGTCGACATGAGAATTGGCGTAGATATCTCTTCACTTTCCTTCAAAAAGCAGGTTGACAGAATCATTTTAATTTCTGGGGACAGTGACTTTGTACCAGCCGCCAAGAATGCCCGACGAGAGGGTATTGATTTCATTTTAGACCCAATGCGTTCACCAATACGAGACGATTTATACGAACACATTGACGGAATAAGAACAAAAGCTCCTAAATTAGAAAAACAAAACGTTACATAAAGAAAGCCCCCGGAACTTGATATTTCCGGGGGTTGTGCTTCTCATCTTGAACCGAAGTCCATTTTCAATTATACTCTGGCTAATTTTAAATCATTGATTTTACTGAGAAAACGTAACTTTTTGTTACCAATGCGTTGCCAATTACTTTTTGTGAATAATTGCTAATCGGCTTTTTTACTACGCTTCATTGCCTTTAGAATGTAACACACCGTGTTTAAGTATCACATATTATTAAACCGGCAGGATTTCTCCCGCCGGTCATACTCTTACAATGCTTCCAGTCCTGCTTTCCAGCTCATCTTACCGACAACTCCATCCGCCGCCAGCCCGTGATTGCTCTGCCAGGTCTTGGTTGCCGATTCCGTGCCGCTGCCGAAGATGCCGTCCGCCGCCGCGCCGATGATAATCTGCCATACCTTTACCGCGTTGCCTTTGCTACCCTTTTTGATCGTCTTCATGTTGTAATCCTCGCTTTCCGTATTCTGTGCCGGTGCCGCTGCGCTTACCGGCTTGTTAAACAATGCCTGCTCCGCCGCCCGGCGCCGCTTTAATCCTGCCAGCACCTTGCCGTTAGCTTTGCAATACTGTGTCATTGCCTGTGCGATCTGCGCCGCTGTTCTGCCCTTGCAAAGCTTCCGGAGATTTCCGGCGCCCAAGTTAAAGGCAAAGCTGACCAGCGCATCAAACTGATTCTGGTTGAGCTGCTCCGTGATCGGAACGTATGCGGGATTGTTGACGTATCCCTCAAACTTTGCAATGTCCTGCTGCAGGTATGCGTCCGCCTGCGCCTGTGTGATCGTCATACCGCTATGTACGCCAGCCGTGTGACCGTACCCGATGGTCCATACACCGGCGGCACACCGGTATGCTGCCAGTCTGCATCCCTCATACTGCTTGATAAGGGCAAATCCTGCCTGTCCAATTCTTTTGTTCGCCATAAATTATCCCTCCACTTCCGGAATTCCTGCAACAGACGTGAGCAGCGACACAACACCCGCCACGATCGCGGATGATACTACCATCTTCCAGTCTACTGCCGAGATTACTGCTCCAGTACCGATTACCGCAACCGCAGTCTGTGCCATCGTCTTAAGCGCTCTGATGCCCGCAGCTTTCGCCCATTTCTGCGTGTCTACTGATACTCTGAGTACACAATTTTTCAACATACTACTTTCCCTCCTCTAAGTCCGCAATGCGGTGATTGATAACTTTTACCTGTTCCTCAATGACCGGCACACGCTGCGCGAAGTTGTTGTGCATCCTTACCTCTCTGGTAAGCTCGTCCAACTTGCAGTCCGTAACCGCCTGCGCCATCTCAAGTTTGTGGTCCGTCTTTTTCTGACCACTGCTGACCGTCATTACAGTGCCGATCAGCGTCAGTCCGCCTGTTATAAGTGCTGTGATGATTGATTCCATATCATTTCCTCTCTTTCTTTATAATAAGTATAAAACACTGCTTATGCAGGTTTGTGCCAACTGAATAGCGCCGAACGTTCGATCACAAAGATCAATTATTCGGCGCTATGACTATGGTTCTGTTACTGTTTTGCTTCTTCAATTTTCTGCAGCCGGCTCTCGATTTGTGTTAAAGCCGCATCTAACTTCTCCCAGTTCTCGTTCTGCGCTGCAACATCATAAAATTCATGTTCCTCCGGTACGTTAAAGCCATAATTCTCCGTCTGTTTCATGATTCTCCTCCTACATCATAGTTGTATCTTCCTCGGCACTTTTCTTCGCCGGTTCCTCATATGTCTCCCCGGTGATCTCCTCATATTCCGCGGCTGTGATCCACTTTCCTACCGCATTGTACACACGGGTTTTGCTCCAAAGATTCTTGTCATAATACCCTTTTACCTTTTCATAATGTTTACTCATCCAATGTCACCTCCATCTGCATAGCCAGATAATCCATGTCGGCAGCAAGCTTCTGAATATCGGTTGTATTTCCATTAACCGTCTTATTTGTCGCGGTAACTGTTTCCGCCATCTCCGATGCGGTTGCCGATGTCTCCGCCAGTTTTGATGCCAGATCCGTGACACGCCGCGAATAGTCATCACTTTCTCTCCCCAGAACTACCGTCGCATGATTATCCTCAAGCACCACACGTTCAAGCACCACATACTCCGTGATAATGCTGATCCGCTCATCATGGTCATAAATCTCCAATCGTGCCAGATCATTTTTGGCCGAAAAAATATCCTGCAAAGCTTCGCAGGACTGATTTTCAAATACAATATTCAATTTTCCGTTTTCATGGTTTGCTCTTACAATTTCGTAAGTGTCTTTTGATGTTTTTAGTTTCATAAATTTCTCCTTTTTCGTTAAATATAATTAGGCGTTTGCAAAACACCTAAAGTCGCATAAATACGGCATTTTTTGTTGTTAAAATAAAACATCTCCTCAAGGTTTGTGGGTAAAATAGCTTAAGCATATTTTGCACCATAAATATCAACTCGGAATATATTTCCTTGGTGCATCATAACATTATGAGCTCCAGCCGCTAATTCGTCCGCAGATTGGCATACAAACATATTGCCCCACACTATTTTTCCGTCACTGCTCCAGTATTTTCGCGTGACGCGTCCATCCTGCGTAAACCGTAGCCCCGAAAAATTTTCATTTCCACCCCAATGATTCTGCACTAGAAATAATTCTTTCGTATCATAAGTGTTAATGGCGTTCGCTGAAAGGATCACTTCGACAGATGTCTGATTGGGATCAAATGTCAGTTTTGACATATTGAGTGCTGATTTGAAGCTTTCCATATTAAACATATGTGTGTGGGGACTACACCCGGCATAAATGCCAAAGTTATCACGTAGCATAATGTCTAAATGGATATCACACGTAGTGTTACTTGTGAGTATGCAGCATCCGTTTACCAATGTTACAAATTTAACACCATTTTCGGTGACTATATTCCAGTAGTCTCCTTGCAAACCAATAAAGTATGCACCATACTGTGATGCAGTTATTTTTTTTGCAAGCAAATTATTTATCTCTGTTTCAGTATAGTATCTGCCATCATGATCGTCTGAACACTTATGTTGCGTGAAAGCTTTGTTTAGCACATCAATCAACGCGCCCAGCGACCCCTTAACATTCGGATTCGCCTGTCTGGCATCCAGTGCATATCCCGCTTCTGTGACTGTGTTCGTGTTCTGCACCGCAGTTTTGAGCAGCCGCTTGTCAATCTCGCTCTCCGCCGTCTGGAAGTTCTCATTGACCATCGCCAGATCTGCAACGTCTTTTCTCTCAAACAGCTTGAATTTGAATAAATCCGTAAGTTTCATCTCATACCTTCTTTCTGATTCCTATATCCGCAACCTCTTCCACTGTGAAGCGTGCCAGATCATCCACTGCATACGCCGCTATATTCTCTACCGCAGCACTCAAATTCCGGGGGACGCTCAAATTCCGCAATTCCCAATGTGTAAACTGCGCCAGAATAATATGTGGATATGGTTTAAGCGCCTGGTACTGATTGTACAGTAAAGAAAGATTCAACTGTAAGTTGCATGGAACTATCTCTTCCAGCATTTCCGCGACCACATCATACTGATTCTTCTGCGCAAGTCCCACCTTAACCGTTACGGTCTGGCCGGCAATGTCCAGATCCAGCGTATATTCAGCTCCGCATAGTTCCTTTAGCTTCTGATCGAGGAAAGCATAATTGTACGGCAGACACACATTCCACTTTGTAATGCATCTGAAAATCCGGTCTTCCAACGTATCATCTGCCTTGGGCTGGATTCCCATGAGTTGCTCATATCGAACAATGCCCTCCTCATCGCAGGTCACGATATAGCGGTTGGCAATGATCCTGTTATGTTCCGCCTCAATTATCTGGAACTCCGGTGTTTCCGCATCCATAGGTGCGGCAAGTTCCTTATACGCCTGCAAATACAAAGGGAGCAGTTCCTTAAGATTGATATAACGATCAGCCATAAGTAACCACCCCCAGTACCGGGATCTCATATTCTGTTAATTCGACGTTTCCCCCGCCGTTAAGCGTTGTACCGGTCACATCCACCACACCCTTCACGCCCATGATCGCTGCATCAATAGACGCAATCCGCACAACCAGTTTCGACTGATTTTCCCAGTTTTTTCTAAGTCCGGCAAAATACTCCTCTATGGCTGTCTCGATCTGGGTCTTGCAGGTATTAAGGTCATACCCGTTATCATAGGTTATCGTCGCCGCAATATTAACAGTGACTTCGGATGCGGTGTCAACTGTCACCGCGTGCCCGATCGGTGCAAGGCCATCGCCATGCCCGTCTTTATTCGGGTCAAATTCTTTCTGCACCGTCTGAATCAATACATCCGTTGCCTTTCCGAAAACACTGTCTAAAATCACAAGTTTGACCGTTCCCGGACCATTCCATGCCCGGATCACTTTAACAGCGCCAACTCCTGCTATTCCCAGTGTTTTGTCATGATAGTCCTTTGCATTCCCGGCAAAAGCCCGTTCATTGAAAGATTCCTGATACCGCAATCTAAGAGTTTCGGTATCCTCGTCGTCCTCTCCGTAGATCAACACACGCGTAAGTTTTGCCGTCGTGAGCCCCATCACATACTCCACCGGGATAACATCCCCCAGGTATTCGTTCCCGGCTGCTCCCGGCTGCTCACAGGTTACCTGTCCGCTTGCAGTTACCTTATAAAAGTGATCCCCGCCGGTAAAACGTGTTCCGACCGGTACCTCCACATCCGTCTCTAATTCCAGTACCGCATAAGTAGCTGTCTTGGGTGTGATACCTCTATCCGCGCATAACCGGATCAGGTACTCCCGCGATGCTGTATCGCCGAATGTCTCCGCCAGCATGCAATCAAATGCAACATACAGCGATGCCAATTCGACCGCCGCCGGTGCAAGCGCCATATATACAGGACTGCTCTCTCTCTTATCCAGCGTATCCGGGATGCGCTCAAGCATCCTCTGCATAATTGCATCAAACGTCTGCTCCTCGTACACTTATACATCCACCTCCTTCTGGGCCGGAACGCTGCCAAATTTCGTATGAGCAACGAACGTAACCAGCAATTTTCTTCCTTTTTTCTCAAACTCAAAACTGTCGCAGGAATCAATCCTGTCATCCTGCACCAGAGCCTCCGTGATGCGCCGCTCTACCTCCGACATGACATAATCGATTGGTTTTCCGAACAGATCCTTAAGTTCCACACCATAGTCCCACGAAAAAATAATATACTGATACCGCTCGGTATTCAGAATGTTATAGATCGCCTGCTTAATCGCTTCGACATCATCGCACTGCCCTATGATCCGTTCACTTTCCACGATCATTCTCGGACAGAGGGACGGCTGTTCTACCACTTCAACATTTTTCAACTGGTTTGATACCGGTATCATGCTTACACCACCTTCCCGATTACAAGATATTTCTGCCCGCCCTGCTGCCGGACCACCTGCACGCTGTCACCAATACTCAGACCGCTATGTACCGTCACCGTTAATTCGCCGCCATATTCATGGTTATGCTCCGGCGTACCGCCGTCCTCGGTATGCGTCGGCTTTACTGTCACCTTGATTTTACGCTCTTTCAAATGTTCCGGCAGAATCAGCATGCTTCCGCTGATCTCAAATCTCTGTTCGATTTTGATTTTTAAAGGGCTGGCGGATGTTACCGTCCCGGACATCACCGTAGCCGGATACCCGGCATCATTCGCATTCGTCGATACCTGCTGCACCGCCCGGACAAAATCATTTGCGTCATGCACTAAAATCACCTCCCGATACTGTCAAATCCATTGTGTGTTTGCTCTCGCCGTACTTGTGAACGCATTTTTCTACCAACATGAGATTCTGAAGCTTCACGTCACCGAGATCAAGCTGCACCACGACGAGCGATCCACCGCGCACCCGTGAGTCTCCGGCGGCATCCTTGACTGTCAGCGTCCGCGTCTCCTTATTGTAAAGCTGTAATAACGCGTCCGCCTTTGCCTGCCCGTTTTCTCCCTTTTGCAGCGCATCAAAATACTGTAAAATTCCCCACCTGTTGATATTGGATGAATCCTGTGCGATATAAACCTCCCGCTTCCCGGCATCCTCATTGTCATAAACCAGTTTGATCCGGTTATAGGTATTTTCATCGATGGAAGACTCATAGTCATAATTCTGGCCAGTTTCCGCATCGATCATGATCGGCACATACATATCACCGAGGAAAGACAAATTCAGCTTTCCAAAATCGTCATGCAGGATGTACAAGTCCCCCGTATTCTGCAACGTCTGATCCAGGGCATTACTGATCATATCAAGCAGCGACACATTATCTTCCACCCGCGACGCGATCACCCACACCGTATTGGCAAGTGTACCGATGTTAAATCCATACTTCTCACCGATCAGCGCCACCACACCATCCGCCGTCTTATTCTCATATACAAGCGTATCCTTATTCTTCAGATACCGAATCTGATCATATGCCGTAATCGTCACAATGTTACTGCGATCGCGTTTCATGCGAAAAATGAATCCATAGAACACTTCTTTTCCATCTGCATCCTTGAACCGAACCGGATCACCATTTCCAATGTTGATTCCAGTGTCCACAAAGCTGAATTCGAGCACTCCGGGGCTGATCTGCCGCTCCGTCGTAACCTTCACTTCTTCTTTCACAGGCGGCATATACGCCGTGCTATCATGCTGTATCAATAACTCGTACATATATCCCTCCTACGCCGCCGGAATGGCAAGTACCTGCCCCGGATAGATCAGATTCGGATTCCCGCCGATCACCGACTTATTAGCATTGTAAATCGTTCCCCACTTGCTTCCGTTCCCATAATACTGCTTTGCAATCTTCCACAGGCAATCCCCCTTTTTCACCGTGTAAGACCCGCCGGACGGCGCGTTGGATGATGCCGCTCTTGCTGCCTGCATTGCAGCTCTCGGCTTCGGAAGCGAAATGTCAATCGTACACGCCTTGGTTGTAAACTCCCGGTACTGCCGGAGCTTCACTTTTACCGTTACGTCCAGCCCTTCCCCCGCATCCTCCACAATGTCGTAACTTTCAATCGATACCTTCATGCTGGTATCAAACAGACGCTGATTCGTCCCATCCGTTCGCGTGACTACATACTGAAATGCACTCTTGGCGCTCATCAGTGCCTCCAGCTTGTCCAGATAGTATTTTGCCGGACGGAATCCGCTCGGGTATACCGCAAACGGGTACTGCACCGCCGGAAGCAGCAGCTCAAAATCCACGTCCGTCAGACCGGGGCTTTTTAAAATATTGGCTTCCCCCTCATTGATCAGTGTGACCGTTTCATTTTTGCCGTTGATTTTCATGGTGATCTTGGACGGCGTAACGGGAAATAAAATGCCATCCATATACAATCTGTATGCCACGGTCATTCCTCCTTTCCTATTAAAAATAATATATAAAAAGAGAGCCTGTTTCCAAGCTCTCTAATTACCTTATGCTACTTCCAGTCTCTTCTTTGCTCTGCTAATTGCCACATCACACACCGCATTAACATAGTCGTCAACCTTTTCATTGCGAATTTGCTCCGGCTCTAACTTTTCAAACCATTCCCTTCTGAAATTCTCAATATCCTCCGGTGACATATCATCCATTTCTTCTAACAGTTCCACTGTCATTCTCTCTACTTCTGTCATCTTACCACCCCAGCTTTCTCGCACCGCTTCATAGCTGTCATGTATCCCCAGTAAAAAGCATCTTCCTGCACGGCAACAATATATTCTTCCAGCGCATCATCAAGAACATCTCGTGCTTCTATTACTCTCTGGCTTGCCATTGGTTGATTGTCCGCCTCGCCGCTCATTAACTCAATAATTTTCTCACGTTCCTTTAATGCCGTTCTATCCATATTGCACCTCCTACTAATCAGATACCACGCTAAACAATTTTCTTGCCCTCTTAGTAGATTTCTTGATTTTGAATCGCTCGCCTGTTTCATCATTAACCATATATCCTGCTTTCTCATGGAATGTATGTACTGGCATCCCAATATCCTCAAAAAATTCAAGTGTTATGTCTCGCCCGCCATTGAGCATATGCAGTCTATTCACAATTCCCATCCAAGTAACCATATACTCTTCAATGTCCCTATTGCAGTAATTGAATAAAAATTCGCTTACATTCTCCTCTCCAATAGGTTCATCCGGCATCGCTTTAATCTTCTGTGCAGTATAAAAGTAATCTTTCATGCCATACTTTTCGCCATCATATTCCTTAGTTATCGGGAACAACCGGACAAATTCCTGTGGAGTAAGACGTCCTATTCTGGCACTTACTGACTCGATAAATGCCCAGAAATATTGTATCATTTCCTCTTCAAGATTACTTTTTTCAACTTTTTCGTAAGCCACCGGTACATATTTTATGAATAAATACAGGCTCCGAACAAATAACTCCGGGGATAATCTTTTTAACTGTTCTAATGAAATTCCCCCTGCTTTTTGTTCCAATTCCTCTTCCACCCGAGTAAATGCCCTTGTGTACTGCTCGTAACCAGGTTTATAGTTAATGAGTTTTTTGCCCTCAATCACATAGAAATTATACATATGCAGCCACCTCCGTAACCCCATACTTGATTGCCATATCCTTAATAACGGATACATAACCTTGAATGAGCTTTTTGTCGTCGGCGATTACATCTAACTGATTAAGTTTGTCTATCTTGGACTTGCTTACGCCGTTCAATGCTTGTGTTTTCTTCTTATTGCTAAGCCGTATGCTCAATGCCACTCCCATGCGTTCTTCCAAAAGTTTATAACTTTCTTCTCGAATAGCCTTTATGTGCTCATATCCTCCCATCTGCAAAGCAATTTTATTGATAATCTTTGCGCTGTCCGTTCTCCAACTATTCGGATTCAGTGCGATTACATCCTTAATGGAGTCGACCTTTTTATCGAGCTGTTCCACTTTTTCTGCCTGTCGCTTCTGTTCTAACTGCTGCTCTGCAACCGATTGAAATATTCTGCTGAACATTTGGAGTTCTGGCGAAAGCTGTGAAAAGTCAATGGCTTTCTGTTTCACACGTTCCTCCAAATGTGTAAAGTACTCACGCGCTTCTTCTGCTTTCTCGCCGTTCCCCTTCATAGAAAGTTTCTTTGCGAAATGGGCTGTGAGCTTGTAGTCCTGCGTTTTGTTACCCTCGACATTGATGTCGAACCCCCAGTAATCCTCGCTTTCAGTAGCAAATTCATTATCGACAATGTTTGATTTCGCCCATCTAGAAAACTGCCCCTGCGCTAAATCTAAAAACGCATACAGCTTTCTTGCCGTAGTCATTCCCTCTTCATCGATGCCAAGCGCAATCTCAATAGGTGTCTTGTTTACCTGTTCCATTAATTCATTCACTGTAATTCATTTCCTTTCTTCAAAAATTGACTTTTCCACGGAAATAAGCTACAATACACATAGAAATAGTGCTTGCACTTATTTCCAGTTGTGAGAGTAAACACGCACTCGCCAAAGTTACCGTGTTTGCTCTTTTTTTGTTTCTAAATCCCTTTTCACGCAACCAGTAATATAATCTTTCAGTGTAATACCATTCGTAAAACAAAAGATTTTTAACTGTTTGTGAAACTCTTCATCGAGTTCAATTATTACTCTTTTCACTTTCTCTCACCTCCCTGTGTTCGATGATACTACTTTGTAATTATTAAGTCAATATAATAATTACAAATTTTGCAAATATTTCTTTTATACAATTGTGTTTTTTGGTTTTCAGTGGTAAACTCAAACAAAAGGAGGTGCTTATTATGAATGATGAATATTCATTTTCTTCCCGCATTAAAGAATTACGAGAATCACTAAAACTATCTCAGTCTGAGTTTGCAAAATCAGTAGGAACTACGCAAACCACTTTATCTTCATATGAAAATACTAACAAAACCCCCTCACTTGACATATTGAAATCTATAGCAAATACCTATAGTGTATCCTTAGATTGGTTATGTGGATTAAGTGATAAAAGAGATTTGTCACACACTCCTAAAACTTATACAGATATGATCAATATTTTGATTAGTTTAAAAAACTCTTCTGAAATAAATATCAATTTTGATATAAAATCGTATTGCAGTAATGCTCTTCCACTCTCACAATACAAGGACGTTATTATTGAAATTAACGATAAACACCTCGTTGATTTTTATGAAGAATGGAATGATATATTATCTGTATGCAAAAAATCTCCAAGCGGAGAAAAATTATATCAAATTTGGTTAAAAGATATTTTTGAAAGATACAATTTTCCACTCGAAGATGCCTCCCAAAGCCTATATGACATCGACAAAGAATTACCATTTAATTAACTAAAATCCCCGCCTACGTTATGTAAGCGGGGAAAAAATTAGTCAAAATAATTTGCATTATATGTGATTTTCACAAAGCCAAAATTTTCTGCGTTCGCATCGATATCTTGAACATTAAATTCAGCAATCGCATCATTTACGGAAACCAATACATACGAAACTCCATTATCAGTTTCTATACGCGCACTTTCTCCAGCATCAACATTGAACATTTTCAAAATGTTTTCTTTATCGCCTGAGTATGAGAACAAGTCACCTGTACCATTCCAGTATTGATTTGAATAAATCGACAATCTCACCACTGCATCCTCTGCAATAATAAATTCATAATGATTTGAGTTCTTTTCATACTGCAATGTTGTAACCGGGAATTCTCCCTTTGATGTGGAATTTGTCCACTCCTCTTCCGCCACTGGGTCGCCCATGATTTCCTTTAGTGCTTCTACTGAAATTCCACTAAACTGCTGAACGTCTTCAACCACTTCCGCATTTGTGCTACCTGCAGTCTCCTTATTGGCTTTAGAAGCCGTAGCGCCTACAATGCCACAAATCATGAAAAAAACAACTATTAACACCGCGATCAAACATCCATGTCCTTTTTTCTTTGGCTTTACCTGGGACGCACTCTGTTGTTGGTTCAAAGGCATTCCCGCTGTCCCAGCTCTGTGCATTTCCGCATTCATCTCCTGCGTTCCATGCAAAGGACATCCACAATTAGGGCAACTTTGTGCCTTATCGCTAACCTCTTTCCCGCATTCCGGGCAACTAATCAAACTCATAACTTTATCCTCCCTCCTGTTTATGAGTTCGATTATACTACACTGCCCGATATTTGTCATTATATTTCTCTAAGCTCCTTCCTTTACCGCTTCCATCGCCTCCAGTACCCGAGTAGTCAGTCCATCCACAATACCGTCCAGATCATTGGTATTATGCACAGTATTGCTCATACCGGACATATCCACCTTGATTTCCGCCGTCGTAAAGCGATTGATTGCCTCCTGCTCCGCAATATCACGCAGATACTTCAGATCCTCTTCCGACACATCCAGCGAATCCGAAATGCTCGATGTATCACCTGCTATGTTGGCGACATTCGCAGCCATATCAGATGCGGCTCCATAGCTACCTAACGCTCCAGTGTCTCCGCTGTTTCCAAGATCCTTAATACCACCGAAAAAGTCGGAAATCTTGTTCTCTACGCCTTGCCCGAAATCATATCCCTTGTTATAGGCATCACTGTAACTTGCACGATAAGCGATTGTGGGCGCTTCCCTGTCAAGCGTGATTGCATTTTCATTTTTCCCCCACGCAAGCACATTGTTCTGTAACGCATTAAGCCCCGCTGTCCAATCTGTTCCGAAAATCGCATCAATAATCTTGGTGACAACCTCGCCAAGCGATAAAAACCATGAAATGATATTTCCGATCAGATTTGCAACTGCTCCGCCAAAACTGTCAAATCCTCCATTTGTAACATTGAGCACCCATTCAACAATACCTAAAAACGGTTCGACAAAAATACTCCATATGAGCTGTATCAGTCCATTTAATAGCCCTACTCCCGTATTCACAATAAATGCTCCTGCAACGGCAACAGCTCCACAGATATAACCAGTAGCCGATACCGCCTCATCCCTTGTCTTATTTATATGTGCTACAACAGCATACAGCACAGCTATCACAATAATAAGGACAGCTACAACCCATGTAAGCGGACAAGCATATAGCGCAGCATTAAATGCAATCTGCGCGGCAGATGCACCAGTCGTAGCCGCTGTTTCTGCTGCTGTCGCGGTTCCATGTGCAACAGACCTTATCGCAGCGATCATCTTCAACCCATTTGACGCAGCTTCATACGCATTATGAAGTAGAAGAGCGCCGTTATAAATTGCCAGTTCCGCCGCTACTCCACCTATAACTGGTGCGATCATTGACCAGTTGTCCACGATATACGCCCCGCCCGTTACCATTACATCGATCACATTCAAAGCGATCGTTGCCGCCCCGGACAGGGCATTCATAATTCCGGTCAATGCCGTTTGCATATGCTGATCGTTTGCCATCTCATTCAGCCGCTGTAGTACCGGTTGAAATGTCATAAGTGCCTGATTGGAGTAATATGTCCATAGCTGTCCCCAGGTCATTGGCATGGAGTTGAACTTTGCATCTATATCATCTGCCGCCGCAAACATTGCGTTCTTTACAATATCCGCGGTGATCTGTCCATCTGATGCCATTTCCCGAATCTTACCGATTGGAACATCCATGTAATCAGCCACAGTCTGGATCAAGTTCGGCGCCTGCTCGAAGATACTGTTCAACTCATCGCCACGGAGCACGCCAGACCCTAACGCCTGTGTCAACTGTAAAAACGCATTGGACGATTCTGTTGCCGATGCCCCGGCTATCGTAAACTGCTTATTTACCAACTCCGCGAACTGCACAATCTCGCCGGTCGATGCAAAAGCATCCCGGGCATTATTTCCGAGTTTCGCCACCGATGCAGCTGTATCCATATAAGACGCCCTGGAATTCTGCGCCGACAGGAAGATCATCTGCGAGAGTTCATCTGTCGTCTGCATCGTCCCATTCAACGCATTATACTGCGACACCATCATATCAAGGCGCGCCGTGGTCTGCGTGAGTTCATCCGACAGATCCAGTGCGTTTTTTACCGTAGAAATGCCAACATACGCTCCGACAAGCGATTTTACCTTATTCAAGAGAACATCCGTATGCTGTGATCCAGCCTGTATCTTCTGGTTGTATTCCTCCTGTTTCCGGCGCGCGCTCTCCGTGGCACTTGTGATGTCCTGTAAACCCACCATGCCATCGGCAAGCAGCTGCCTCGCTTCTTCCATCGACGACGTATCAATCGCGGTGCTTGATGCATATTCCAGCGCTTCAAAGTTGCTTATCACCATATTCACCGCCGTACAGATATTGTAGAGCGGCGCAGACATACGGTCCGACAACTCTATCGCAGTCTGAATACTTGACATCCTCTTACCTCCTACTTCTGGATTTCTTTTGCCTTGCGCTTCTCTTCCTCGACCCGAAGATCAATGGACGCAATCACAAAAGCTTTCTCATTCCGATCCAATTCAGAAAAGAATGACGGCAGCCAGTGAAACTTCTGCAAGCAATAATGCGCATATGCCGCTTCACCGTCGCCGCCATTGATTAGTTTTTTGCCTCGTCAACCTTCTCCTGCAGCGTCTCATCGATGCCGCTGTATTCCTGCACGAATGTGGCAAGCTCACCGAACTCTTCCGGGTTGTCGACCATTTCCACAATCAATGCCTCTGCGCTCATAACGCCATAGGAATCCTGCAGTTCTGCATTGTGCAGATCCGGCTCCACAACCGCGGCGCAAATCATTTTTCTCAGAAGCTCATCCGTATTAACCTTCTGCCGATACAGTCCAGGCTTGCCAGTTACCGGCACCTCAATCGTACATTCATCCCGGATTGCCGCAGATTCTTTTGTGGACAGAGGTCTGATCGTCCAGAGTAACGGATCACCGTTCTCATCACACAGTGACTTTGTGGCAGCAAACTGCGTTGTCTTTTTGGCTTTCTTATTCTGTTTCAAAAATGCTTTTAAATTTCCCATATGTTTTTTCTCCTCAATCTCTTAATTGGCGGCAGTCTCCCGCCGCCGTTGACTTGTTACAGGTAGGACGGCTCCTTGTAGGATTCCGGGCTGGAATAATCCGCAGCATAGAAATTGATCTCCTGCTCGACAAATCCACCCTCGGCATCAAACATTGACAGCAGCACATCTCCGTCGATCACGCAGTTGTGATAAACCTTTGTACTGCGCCCCATGCAGGTAGCCGCATCATTGTTTGTTGTCTGCAATTCAAACACCGGCAGATGACCGGTATTTTTGTACTCTGTTACGATCCGGTCAAACATCTCCGAGCATTTGTAGACCGTCATTTTTGCCTGCACGACCATTCCGGTCGGCTTCCTGCCGGAAATGATCTTTCCCAGCACCGGAATCTCCTTGGTGCTGATGTTTGCCTTGCCCTCAAAATTCTTTGCGTTCAGCAGATTATACCGCTGTTCGCCAACCGTGACAAAAGCTTCCGCCTCTTTTGCAGACGGCACATCCTGTTCATTCATATAAGCGTTAAACATCTCTTTACCTCCTACTCAATCACGACCATCATATACAACTGTGACATTGCATTGACGATCGTCACCTTATCTTCCACATATACGCCGCGCTTCTCGCTTCCGGCGGAGACCACAACATCATCCTCCGAAAAATTCTCGATTGCTCCAAGCTGCTCTAACTGCTTATGATGCGATGCAATATCGTTCCATAAGCTGACACGACCAGATTCATTGTTCTGAACCTTGCCGTGATACTTCGTGTTGAACAGCGATGCGATATCCATCGCGATCTGATCCAGCACACGGATCGTCTGGTTGCTCTGGAAGAGTTCGTTTTTATCCTCCGTAAGTGTCACAAGAGAATTGATGTCCTCCAAGACACGCACTTCCGTTCCCACGCTGTGCAGGACAAATTCACCGGCTTTCACAGCATTCTCAAGCTGTGTCTGCGTATAGGCGGTGTCAATCTCAAGCTCCCCGTCATAGATCGCGTTGGTACAGGTTGCATTAACCCCGCACGCCGCCTCCAGACCCACAACCCACGGAATCACATCCGGGCTGTTCTTCACATTGATGACGCCCTCATAATCCGCCGCGCAGTTATACAGGACTGCCTGAAATTTCGTCCCGACCTTGTCCCTCATACGCTTTGCAAATGCGGCGTACAGTTTCGCCGTGGTAGCATCACTCACACTCGCGCCGATCGTATTCACGGTATATGATTCCAAGAGATCCAGGTATTTCTGGTGCACCTCACCATTGACCGTTCCATTCGTACCGCCTGCCAGCGGAACGCCTGCCGTTGCTTCAAGTGCGGTTTCTTTCCATGTAACCCAGTCATTTTCTTTCAGATCAGCCGCGGATGCTACCGTCTGGGAATCCACAAGCTGCGCATCCAGATACAGCTTCACGTCAAAGCCATCTCCGTCCACATTCGCCGCAATAGCAACCTTCAGATCATTGCCGCGGATTCCGCAGCACTTCGCTGTCGCATAGGTATTTTCCGCCTTTGCACCGCCCGATGTCAGCTTATAGATATAAGCCTTTGTCGCATGCGCAAACAATTCGCGCAACGGCTGCATCTTATCATCTGTATAGGCATAACCGAACAGCGTAAGCGAATTCTTAATGAAATCTTCCTGCGCCACCTCCATCATCACGTTATCCGCACCCCAGTCAAGTTCAAGAGGCATGGATGCCACGCCACGCTCTGACAGATTCGTGGTCACGCGCGCTGCCGAAATAAAATTGATATAAGCACCACCCAAAACCTTATTCTGGGTTGTCCACTGTCCACCTCCGTACATTATCGCACCGCTCCTTTCATGTATTTTTCCATTTTCTTATCCACTTCCTCAAGCGTATAAGATTTTCCCGGTTCCAATAATGCCGACAGGAGATCCACCCTGCCCGCATATTTCTTGGAACCAATGATCTGCTCTTTGGTATAAGTAACCTTATTAACTGCTTCTGCCACTGTTTACCTCTCCTTTCACTTCGCATTCTTCCATATACGCATCTTTCTGGCTCTGCCCCAGGAATAACGTATATTCTGCCGTTGCCGACATCACATCGTCCGATATGTCCTTACATTCGATCGTACCGCGCACCATTTTACCTTCTACCTCTATAAGGTCCAGGCACTCGCTCAACCGTTCGTAAACGGTATTGATCTCTTTCTTTGGCTCGTCGCTTTCCGGAAAATACTGCACGATAAAAAGCAATGTTGCTTTTCTGCGGCCGGTAAGCCCTCGCGGCACATCCGGATTGATGCAACGCACAAAAAATGCAGGCTCTTCCATGTCCTGCATTGATGCTTCTGTATGGATTTCATAGTTATCGCCAAATGCGGCATATAAGGCATCTGTGATGCCCTTTAAAACTTCGTTGATCATGCAAACACCTCATTCAACCACTTATTGAGCTTTTTCCGAAGAACCCCTGGTGCCGCATCGCGGATTTCTTTCTCGGACATGGTAAGCATGTAGTGTCCAGGCACCCAGCCCTTATGATTTGCTTTCCTATGCCCAAACTCAATATAGCTGGCATACTCTACGCTGTTTCGTACCTCAATCACATAAGTATCACCGAAATGATTTACTTTTAAAGTGTCCACGAACTGCACTGCACTTTTTGAATCCAATCCTTCCGCACCACTTCCTTCTGCCTGCGTAGTCCACCCTCGTCTAAGCGTTCCGCCTGTCTTTCCAGAAACTTTATTTCCCATATGAGTAAAGTTCATATCCTTTCCTTTACACTCATATGCTTCTCCAGAATAATCCCCTACCGGAGTACGCTTAATAACCTTTGCCAGCAATCGTGCTGCCAACTCCTTGGCACAGGCTTCCATGAACGCTCTCTGCTGTTCCTCATCGGCAACTTTCTGAACTCTATCCCGGAACTCCTCCAATTGTTTCAGATCAACCTTTGTATTTCCCATCAAGCCCACTCCTTAAATAAATCCAGCATAATTTCCTGATGCGTCGGGTGCATCCCCGGGACACCGCTTCTTGTGTACTCCGTGGTCTTTCCGCAATGGTTTACGATTATCTTAGAACCGCTCTTGATTTCTACCTCCGGCGCAACAAACAATTTTACTGCCTGTGCTACCGGCGATGCCGCATCGGTCTTTTCTGCCTGTGCGATCGTCTCAAACGACAACTTGCACGGCTGATTTTCCAAGACCACGGTGTCCGTGTATGTCACAACGCCCTTTTCCTTGGTCTTACGGTGTTCCACAACCGTGCAGGTATCTTCATACATGGCTTCAATTGCCATTCTGACCATATCCATCAAAACACCACCTTCCGGTAACGGTTCAGCACCGGCTTGTAATTCTTCATAAGGCTTTCCGAGAACTCCGCCGCGGAAGTCTTAAAAGATGTTGTTGTATCGCCGATCTGCACCGAAGAAACCGTCTGTGGTATATTGGCACTCCCCATATGCTCATTCCGGTAAATATCCATCGCCATGCGCAGTACCGTGGTTTCCAGTCCTGCCGGAATCTCGTCGATATGGCAGTAGTTTTTTACCGTATCCTCTGCATTTTCAAGCGCAAACTCCAAGTGGACTTTCACTGTCTCATCCGGGTCGCTTATCCCGAGAAGCGCCGACAGCCTTTCGACTGTCAGCTTGCTTTCCTCTGCCATACCGCGCCTCCTAACCGATCTTATGCTTGATTGCTACAATTCTAAGCTGCTTCGGTTCATATACCGGTTTCCAGTTCTCTGCCTTGGCAAGTTCTGCACGAAGCGGTGTCTCTACATGCTCACGAACAGCTCCGGTGTATGCAATTCCTCTCGGATGCAGGATAAATGCCTTACGGTTGATAAGATAATCGATACCGCCGCCTGTCTGCTTGTCACGATCAACCTCCGTAGCGACAAATCCTACCGGAGAACCATTGCCGTAAGCTACCGCACCATTGCCAAACAGGTATGTCGTATACACGCCACCGGAAGTTACCGGGCAGCCATCATCCACGGTCACGCGTCTACCCTGATAGGTGTCAAACTCAACATCCGTAGAATCACGCTCTGTCTCGATCAGATTCAGCTTTTTCAGATAAGACTTTGTCGCCGAGTGCATCGCTACGCCGGATAACTGCGCCTGCGCGTCGCCGAGCAGCTGGCATGCGTCAATAAACGCAGATGCGCTGATCTGCTTTGCCGCATCCGTTTTTCCGGTGGTAAGGTCAAGAATATGATCTGCCATTCTGGTTTCCGCCGCCGGTGTTCCCTCTGCCCCCGCAGTAGTGGTGCCGAACACTCCAGCAAGGATTGAGATAAGCTCCTTCTGCATATCTCTTGCCCAGTAGGATGCCACCAGATCACCGATGGCTTTCATCGGATCAGCTCCGGCCAGCGCCGCGGAAAGATTACTTGCTCCCCACATATTCTGTCTGTAGATTGTTGTGGATACATCCTTGTTGGAACCGATCTTCTTTGCGGTCATCTTCACATCCTCAAGGATTGCCTCGGACTCACCCTGTAAATCCTCGAAGAACGGCATATTGTGTGTTCTGGCTGCCTCGCTTGCCAGTGCGTCAAATTCCGGGCTGTTTACCACGATTCCGCTCTGGAAGAACGCGGACAGCTCCATTGTTCTGTTGATTACATACCGGTTAAAAAGCTCCGGTACAATTACGTCTGCAATCTTTGTAATTGCCATAAATTATCATCCTCTCTTTCTTACAGTGTTACTCCGGCCGCTGCGGCAAGTTCTTTTGCCTGCGCCGGATTTTCTTTTAACATACGTCCCTGTTCGGTCAGATTAAAAGTGTCTTTTGCGAATGGATTCGTCACACCGCCTGCGCCCCCATTCTTTGGGTTGTACGGCGGTTTGGACTGCTCCTGCTTGAACAGGTGAGCCATAGCCGCATCATCTTTGTATGGCTTCACAACCTCTTCCACGCCGATCGGCTTTCCTTCCTTGTCGAAGTTGAACTTCTCAAGGCCACCGGCTTTGTAGATCAGATAATCCGGATCAAGTACGCCCTGCTTTGTGAGGGAATCTTTCAGCGCATAGGTCTTTGCAATCTCCTCGCTTGCAGTCTGCTGTTTTTTAAGTTCTCCCCGCAGATTGGCAATAGTGGTCTGTAACGTCTCGTTATCGGCATTATTTTTCTTTAAATCTCTGATAGTTGTGTTGAGTGTCTTAATCTGACCGGCAAGATTCTCTTTTTCTGCCACGGCGGTATCATACTTGCCTTTGTCAACATACTGACCAGATCCAAGGTCTGCAAGCTTTACCTGCTTATCCTTATTCTCCGGCTTTCCGTTATAGGCATTGACGGTATCTGACACCTGCTTATAGAGATCCTCGCCTAAAATGTCTTTTAAAAATTCCATAGTTTCCTTTCCTGCACCGTTTTTAAGCGTGGTGTCTCCACAAGCAGTATGCAGTTTTGATGCCATGCATAAGGGCAAATTGCCGCAGTTTAAACGTCATAAGGCTTTCGGACAATATAAAAACAGGACCCCCGGAGGAACTACCTGGCGTCACCTCTGCGCCGTTTTGTTCATAAATTTCCGGTTGTCCTGTTATTATTAAAATATTTCTGCTTAACTCTGCACTTTCATATCCGGTGGATGCTCCACAGCACTGCTTAACATTTTATCAAGCTCTACCTCGCGCTTACTAAGAGCCAGAAATGTTTCTATGTTTTCAATTCCGCACTTTTTCTGCAACTCCAAGCACAGTATAATCTGGTTCTCTATTATTTCTCGATTCATCATTCCTCCTTCTGATTTTGGGTATAAAAATACCACCTAACCGTTATTGGCTGGTGGTATTATTCTGCGTCTTCCCAACTATTCATTTTTTCACACCGTTTTTTTTCCTTTTCAATGTCCTTTTCCAGTTCTTCAAGAGTTCGTTCCGTATCTTGCACCGGACCATCGTAATATTTCTTGATCATTATAATTTTCTCCACTTTATTCCGTAGTCCATTTCAAACTGCTCTAACGCTTTTATATTTGCTTCTATGCCTTTATTATATCCACTTTTTCTGTATTTTTCAACAGTCTCATCAAATAATCTTTGGGAAAACGGCTTGTCGCCAACCTCATATACATATACATCTCCATTATGACATACAACAATTCCCTTTCTGTATCCCCTATAACCCGCTGACGCAAAATCTGCTCCAGTCGGAGGAATATTTGTTCCATGATTATGTATACTTATAAGTGTTCCTCTTGGTTCTATTTCTACCGCATCTCTCAGGCTTTTATTATACTCAACTATATTATCTTCTTTTGCAGCAACGCTTTTCCCTTTTATCTTTCCATCGATGACACTAATTAAATACATATCTTCTTTATTAGTTCCGTTTCGATGTACTAAAATGTCGCGTGCTTTCTGCCATATTGCCTTCTGAGTATTTTCATTCTCATCAAGATTCTCAAACTTCTTTCTATACTCCGTGCTCTTTACAAAACCTACATCAACCTTATTGTCATGCGTCTTTTGTGAATACTTGCCGCTAATTCCTTTCTCTGTATTACCATCCGCAAACGATTTCTTCCACTCCTCATACGTCGTATTCTCCGGCACATAATACTTCTTGCCATCTGCTCCGCGTGCAACTCTCTCCCCTGTGGTAAATTCATCGTTGAAATACGGGCAGGTGCATCCCCGGCAATTCGGATGGAACGGTGGCACGGTAACACCAATCTTATAGTCTTTCATCGGAAAGTGCTTCCCGTCCATCTCCCCGCAGGTGGGGCAAGTGTGGCTGTCCAATGTCTCTGCCACCTCGAACTCCTCCACCCCAAGATCAGAAAAACACGTTTCCTGTGCCTTAGCAGAAAAAGCGGCTGATTCCGTCTGAACAATTCGCGCCGCCTGTGACCTGCTCACTTTCATGTTCTGGGATATTTCCCGTATGGCTCGATCCGGCGATTCTCCGGTGATGCACATCCGCGTTAAGGAATCGTGCATATTGTTAATCAGCTTCGTTTTATCCGTCCAAATACGCTCTGAAAAGTTGCGTCCATCCACCGCCCAGGGCTTATGTATGATGTCATTAACCTTTTCCGGATTAAAGCTCTGCATCTGCCAACCAACACCGATACCTCGCTGCACTTCGTATGCGGTATGGTAATATCCGGATGTGTACAGATTTGCGATATGTTCATCTATAGAATCATGATAATTTCCGTACAGCTTTTCAATTTCCTGCTGTGTCTGCACCTTGAGAGCTTCCAATCTGCTGATATGCACCTTTGCGGATGCGTTCTCAAGCTGTTTTGCCCACTGCTGATTTATGCCATTCTCGCGCCCGTATTTAATATAATCCTGCACATCCCACCGGAACTCTTCCAGTTCTTCACTGTTAAGCAAACGTCTGGCTTCCACCATTGAAATACCGTTGTTGGCAGCAAACCGCTGATACCAGGCGTTAATCTTCCCGTCAAGCGCCTGCTCTGCCCGCCGGAACTCCTGCTCAATCTCCTGCACGGTCTGAACGGACGTATCATGCTGTGATTCTTCCAACTGCCGGAAGCGCTCCTGCCAGTATTCACTTGTCCGTTCTCCCATGCACTCACCTCATTTCACTGCTCGGCATCTGCTTTCTCATTGCTATCTGTTTCAGTGCTATTTTTAGATGCATCAAAAGCACCGGCGTAAGCATCTGCTTTCTCCTGTGCTTCCTGTGCCTCTTTCTCCAACTGCTTCAATTCAGCGTCTACATCCTCGACAAGCGGATGCGCTTTGAGAATCGTCTTTTTACTGACAATCCCAACCGAATCCTTGCAAATTTGTGCCTGCTCCGTGTCATTTTTTACACAAGTGCGGGTCCACGTCTGGATGATTTTCTTGCAATCAATTCCCTCATGGCGGCATATCGCTCTTACCAGACGGGCAAACCCAAGCTGGAACTCCGTCTCCGTCAGCCCGGCTTTCATTTCAAGCAACGAATACATGAATTTAAGCGCTTCTCCGCTCTGATTTCCGAAGTTCTCCGGCTGTGGGTCAAATCCCTGCCCCTGTTCAAAAATAGCCTTTCTGGTGGCTTCTAACACGCTGTTACGGGCTTCAATCGGAATCTCAATGTTGAGCGTACTTACCCCTGGGTTGCTACCCTCATCACCGTCCACCTTAATGGTCTTGTATTTTTTTAGATCTGCCAGAAACGTATCGAGATCCGTACCACCATACCCGGACAGGACAAATATCAGTTCCTGAATATCATCCAAATCATTAACAAAACCGCTGTAGACCTTGTCGTATACGTCTATCAGCGGCTTAATGTTTTTCAGATCATTTGTATTCGTGTTGTTGTTCGGGAATGGAATAAACGGCACCTCTCCGAATTCGTGCCGATATTCTGCGGTAAAATCGCCGGTATCCGGCACCATGAACGTATTGTAGTAGAACAGCCCATCATCCAAGGTATCGCCGTTCTTCCGTCGGAATGACCAGCAGCTTTCCTTGTCCCAGTATTCATAAATTGCATATGTATCTCCTGTTTCCTCGTCGATTTCATCGTACATACGGAGAACACCTAGCAGCTTCTTTTTCAGATTGTGAGATTCGATCGGAATAATCTGCTTGCTGTCGACTACCGCCCACTGGAATGTTCCATCTTCATCCTCCCAGTAGTGAATCCATCCCACCGACGCATTGGCAGCATTTATACACAGCTCCATGCAGTTTTTCCGGTATTCATCACCGAGTGCTTCTGTCACGATGTCATTTCCAAGCTCGTTCCCAATATCAAAGAGTGGCGGTGCCGTAAACATATAAGCGGCTTTCTGATTCACGATAAGACCATGATAGTTCCGGGGAATCCGGTTGTCTGCATTGCGCAGGGGGTTGTCGGAATCCTCTTTCTTTTTCTCGTCTTCGGTCTTGACTTTCACCAGAATATCCGTTTCATTCCGGTAGTACCGCTCCGCCTGCATCGCCCGCAAGGAAAACTGTGTATGTCCCGGTTCGTATTTTCTTATGAGTTTTTTCATTACCTCAAGTTCCATGTTCTCACCTCTATTTCAAAATGCTGATGCCGCCTGACTTGCGAATAATCGTATAACAGAAATATCGAAGAGCATCCATTGCATGGTCGTGCTGCTTTACGGGCTTATCCTCGCCGTGCCCAGATGCTTTCTGGTCCCAAATATACGACCCAAACTCCTTTATAGTGTTCGGGCACTGGTCACTAATAGCTATCAGGTTCTGATTTAACAATGATGCTACAAACCGGATACCATCAAGCACATCATTTTTCGCTTTTTTTATGGTATAACCTCGTTTTTTCAACTCGGCTATAAACGATGCCGCCGACGGGTCAATGATTATTTTGACAGGCTTAATCCCAGCAAGCCATTGCTCCAAGTCATCTGCATATTCTGTATCTGTTTTCTGTCGTTCCTCATCACGACCGGAATAATAATACTCCTGGCAACACACCCACCGTCCAGAACGTTCTTTACACCACAGTAAAAATACCGTAGCGTTTTGCGTACCATAGTCGCAAGACACGTAGTAATTTGCATTGACAAGATTCGATAAATCAGAAATAATGTGGCGGGCATTATCGAACATATCGTAAATAATCCCCTCTGCCATCGCCCACAAGCCACGGATATACCGCCGGTAGAATACACCAGTGTACATACTGCGGTATCGTGCCTTTACTCTCTCGGACAAGGACAAGTTATCGTCCATTGTAAAATGTAAATAGATAATCTCTTTTAGTCCATCCGACTTATTCTCCTCGGCTGCCTTTTGCCTTATCTCCTCAACTTTTTTCTTCCCCAGATAACCGGTTGATTTATCAATCCAATTTTCCTTGAACCAATGATATGGTCCATCCGGGTTACAGTTGAACCAGTACTTAGAACCCTCAACAGAACATCGTCCAGTTGCCTGGTTCACAAATGATTCCGGCATCAGCGCCACTTCATCGAAAAAGACCCCAGCCAAGGTAATACCCTGGATAAGGTCTTGTGAACGTTCATCTTTGCCACCAAATATATAAAAGTAATTGGTCACATCTCCTTTTGTGATGATAACCAAATTGTCGGCCCTGTGATTTGTAACGGTATAACCACGGCTATGGAGCATCATTTCTAATCCAGATAGCACATTTCTTCGGAAAGAGCCGATTGTTTTACCGCACATGGCAAAATTCTCACCATTAAATGAACTCATTGCCCATATGATAAACGAAAGTGACATGCTTACTGTCTTGCCGGAACGGATTGCCCCATCTGCAATGATGCCATCCATATCCTTAACTGGTGATGTATCGCACCACCAATTTAATACCATACGCTGTTTTTTAGAAAAGGGCTTGAATTTGAATGTCTGCTTAATTTTCTTCATTCATCCAATCCTCCGCGGCACTTCCCTGCAATGCTTCTAAGAATCCATCATCCGCAGTCTCTTCCTCATCATCACTCTGCACCTTGGCTTTTAACAATGCTGTTTCAGCGTTCTGTTTTTCAAGTGTTGCCGGTATCATATAAATTTCCTTAAGATTCTTTAACGCTCCGGTCACTTGGGATAGTCCCAATCTATCAACGGGACCACTTGCAATGTTGATGTGCTCCGTCTCGTCTATGATTTCCTTGGTAGGCTTTCCGATGGCTGTATTATCTTTATACTCAACCGTCTTGACCTTTTTCTTGTCTCTCACAACATACTGTTCCAGTTCGCCTAGTGCCTGCTCTGCTTTCTCTGCCGCCTTATCTGCTATGGATAAAAGCCGCGCTATCCTGTCGGCATCTGCATCGGAGGATTTTTCTATCAGCTTTTGGTTTGTCTTTAGTTTGTATTCAGCTCTTTTATCTGACCACTTTCCTGTTGCCGACTGGTCTTTGATGGTTTGAATTGGAATCGAATACTTCTTTGCCAAATCCTCTAAACTGCAAGGCTTTCTGCTTATGTCTGTCACGTACTCATGTTCTATCTCTACCCACGATGCATCATTAGTTTGTGTTGCAATCTTTTTCGCAACGTTGCGTTCCTTTTTTTCTTTCTTTTGCAACGTTGCATTACCACCATCATCCCACTTATACCGATTCTTCCAGCTCCGCACCGTTCCCTCTGCCATCCCGAGCTGGTTTGCAATCTCTATTAGCTTAAGCCCTTGCTTATACATTTCAAAGGCTTTGTCCGCTCTCGCATCTTTTGCCTTTGGCAAGGACCATCACCTACCTTTTTCCTTATACATAACAAAAAACACCCATCGTTTGACGGGTGTTCCTGCGGGGTCGGGGGAATTGCAAGAAGTAAACGGCTCATGGCTCTTTTAATTCACCTCTTGCAGTTTATACTATAGCATTTTAAAAACGAAAAATCCGAAAAAAACGAAATTACTTTTACGCCGCCCTCATAAAATTATTAAACTCCATTCTTATGCTGTCGCCGGTTGCTTTCCTGCCTATCCTGTCCGCTACCCTCTCCCAGCTCAGTCCCTCAAAGAACTTATAGCGAATAATCCTCTGCATCCGTACTGGGATACTGTTCATCCACTGTTCTACCTGTACCTTGATTTCTTCCGCCTGGACTTTTCTCTCTTCCAGCAGTTTCTCTTCTATACGCAGCTGTGCATCATCCGTGTATGTGAACGATGTTCCTTCAATCTTGAAATGTGTTTCCGCATACGGGAAATCATTCATAGAACCTTTTACACTTCCTGTCACAATCGTTTGCCGTTTACGCTGCAATCTCTTAATGTCCTGCTCCGTCTCTCGGATCATCTCGCACGCATCTACATACTGCTCTAATATTTTCTTATCTACTCCCACCGCATTCTCCTCTTTCTGGTATTATCTATTATCACTACAATGTTTCTGATAACATCATACAATAGGTTTGGGGTGGATTTGTGCCAAATTTAAGGCAAAAAATACCAACCATCGTAACGGTGGTTGGTAAAATCTTAGATTTTTTTCACTAATGTCTCAATAGCATCTTTGCATTTTTCTAAATACTCTCCGCTAATTTGTGTCTCCCTCCCAAAAATACTGTGTTTTCCTGTACCACCTTTGTTGTTCCAAAATGCATATATCATTTTTCTTCCCCCCTCTTTTGTTATAAAAAAATTATATCACTACAATCGTCAATATGCAAACCTTTTACGTCTTCCCCCACTCAATCATATACTGCCCGTTCTTCCCCTCAACCAGATGTGCCATCCTCTGCCGTATAAGCCACTGTGCTGTTCCCTTCCTCCGGTAAAAGTTACTCTTGCTGATCGGAAGAATGCCGTAGTGAGCTTCCAGCATGTCGTAGCTGGTGCCGCGCACGATGGATTCCGTCAGCCGGTCAGCTATGAAACTGTCCACGCTCATGCAGATCTCGTATATTTCTTTTTCATCCAAGTACATTCCCCTTTTCAATAGCGTCAGGTTCAATCCAATGCTTCGTATATCGCATGAGGAATAAAACATATCCCCATGACGATGTATTTCAGTAATTTTAATGGAATTTGTGCGGTAAAGCATAAGAACAACCAGATTGTTGCTGGCTTGCTCTTCTTCCACATAATTTTCGGGCTTGCCGGTATTCTGCCGCTTGGCTCCTCCTTAAGTGCTTCATATGCCATTCTTGAAAATCCTATCATTCTCATTCTTTTCCTTTCTTTCCGCCCCGCCGCATTACTGCTGGCGGGGACTATAGCTGTTTGATCTCATGCGAACCGGAGCTGTCCGGTCTGCTCTGCTTCTATCTGCATGTTTGGCATACGTTCCGCTACGCACAGTTCCGAAAGATTTGCTCTGACCAGCGCTGCCGGTATCGGCGGACACACTGCATTGCCGCAGCGGCGCACCTGTTCGCTCCGCGGATACGTCTTGCCGGTATAATCATGGTCGATTATGTAATCCTCTGGAAAACCCTGGCATCCGTACAGTTCCCGTGGCTCAAGCATTCGCAAGCCGATGTCCACAATCTGATAATCTACACCCTCAATGGTCACTAATCCGAATCTATCCCGTGCAGTTACCGTGTCAAGTGGCTCCTTAATATCCTGTCCGGTTCCCTGCCCGTAGTATTTAATCAGAAATGCTCTGACCTCGCCAAAATGTCCGGCTGATGTTGTGATTGTATGTAGTGGCTCTCTTTCGTCCTGTCCGATTCCAGACTTATAGAACTTACTCAAAAATGATGTGACCAGTCCATATCTGTTCGATCCGTCCACCGTCATTATAGGATCTTCAATCGTCTGTCCCCGAACTTCTCCCTGCGCCGTTTCAGAATGGTATTGGATAAGCGTCGGGCTAATAAGGCATTGTTGATTACCTGTGGTGATCGTATGCATCGGATCTTTGCAGTTTCCACCCGGATGATTCGTTGTATTTGTCCCCATATAAGGTGCTAACGTCGGCTCCACAATTCCATACCCATGCTTTCCAGTGATGGTCGGCATCGGCTCCCGAATATTATTCGGTCTGCGCTCCCCGCCATGATTGCACTGGATAATGAACGGTTCCGGGTTGTCCAGTACAAACTTTTTCAGTCCTCGTGCTATTCTCTCCATCGTCTTCGGTGCCAGTGGGCGTACCGCCCGGATCCCGTATTTCTCTTTGATTTCTTCGGAACTATCAAAGATACTGGGACACGGAAGTGAAAAATCCAACTGTGTGTATGCACCCACATACGGCTTGAGCAATCCAGCCTTTACCTCTTCACTCTCTGCCGGTGCGTGTGTCGGCTCTGGAAAAACTATCGGTTCGCCATCACACCGCGCGATCATAAAAAATCTCTTACGCATGGTTGGTGCGCCGTAATCTGCAGCAACCAACTCTCGAAATTGCACCTCATATCCCAAACCTGTAAGCTGTTGCACAAACTTTTCAAACGTCTTTCCCTGCTTTGCCTTGATTGGATGATGCCGCCGCCCAAGTGGTCCCCATGTCTTAAATTCTTCCACATTTTCAAGCATGATGACCCTCGGTCGCACCAGCCCCGCCCAGCGGCAGGCTACCCATGCAAGACCACGAATGTTTTTATCCTTTGGCTTTCCACCTTTTGCCTTACTGAAATGCTTACAGTCTGGGCTAAACCAAGCAAGAGCCACCGGATGACCGCCGCAGGCTTTTACCGGATCCACCGCCCACACATTTTCACAGTAGTGCTTGGTATTCGGATGATTCGCCTTGTGCATCCGGATGGCTTCCGGATCATGGTTGATCGCAATATCAACACTGTAGCCGGTAGCCAACTCAATTCCGGTGGAAGCGCCGCCCCCGCCGGCAAAGTTATCAACTAGCAATTCACCGTTAATCATGGCAGCACCTCCACATAATCCCAATCTTTCTTGTATCCTCTTAGCGAAACATGCCATCCTCCGCTATTTTTCACGTCCAAGTAATCATCCGATGGTTGCCTGTCAGTAAACACGATGTGAAAGAAATCATGACCGCAGTGTCCATCTACCACACACGCATAATCCTTATTTTTATAGTGAAATATTAGATTTGTGCCTATATCCGGTTTCGTATCACACAATTCTTTAAGCATCCCGTCAAACAAACTTAATTGTCCTGGGCACTCATAATTGAATTTGTCTAAATCGCTCATTTTCTTCCAAAGGAACCCAACTCGCCTTTTACCCGGATAGGTTCCGCTCCTTTTTGTAATCATTTCAAAATGTCAAACAAACTTATCTGTCCTGCCACATTGTCGCTTTGCATCCACCACAGATACACTTCTTCGCCGCAAGACCACTTTGTTTTCTTGCCCTTTTCTTTCCGGGCATCAAGCATCTTGTCGAAAGCCCTTATGTATGCCGTTTTGTATTTTGGGAAATCGTAAATTTCACGTTCTCTTTGGCATTTCTTAGCCAATGGACACGCGATACATCCGATTCTTTCATATCCCCATGAATACATTTCACATACCGGAATTTTTTCGCCGCTGACAACATCCCATATATCTTGTGATCTCCAATCAATAATTGGATTCACAACGGTCTTCGCTTTCATCTGGCAACTCTCAAATAATCGCCGCGTATCATCATTATCTGTAATAAGCATCTTTTCATCAGATACGCCCACGCTTTTATCTGCGGTATTTGCTAAAACTTCAAATGCGCTTCTATTGCTCCTTTTCTTACTTTCTTCCCACCGCACACCCGTTGCGATCATGCGATTTGCGTTCCCACCCTCTTTCAATTCTGAACAACAATACCGGACAACTCTTGTCGGCGGCATCAATTTTTGTGGAATCAAATTCCACATGGTTACTCTCTGCCCGTTCCCCTTATCGTGGTAGTCTATGGTGCATTTCACACCATTTAATTCCAATCTTTTAAAGGTTTCTCTTATGTGATAGACCGTTGGTGGAGCATCCACTGTTGTATGCGAGTTATGGACCTCAAACGGAACGCCGCTTTGTTCAAATACCCACAACAATACATCTGAATCCTTTCCACCGGAATATTCACAAACAAGCGGCTCTCCGTAATGAGACAGCGACATTTCGCTTGCAAGTTTCACACGCTCTATTGATTTTTTTATGAAATTTTCCAACACGCCACACTACATTTATCCGTGCGGCAAATTTACAATCCGATCTATAGTCTCGGGAGTAATTACTGCTGACCATTGGTCTTGGATGGGGCGATACCTATGTAGTCTATCAGCTGATTTCTACCTTTTCTCATGCAAACCGAGACATTTCATTCTCACGTTTATCAATTTTTACAACCCCGATTCTGATTCGGGGAAACCTCGTTTCACGAGGATAAGTGTTATTCCTTTCTCTCTAAAATTTCATCTAAGCAGGCATTCCAACCCACCCGACGTATTGATGTGCTGAGATCTTCATAACCAGATTTTAACTCTGGTATCTTCTCCGGCAGTTCCCGGAGCGGGCACCAATCCGGCTTTCCAACATTGTTTGCATCCTCTCCTGTAGCACCGCATATCAGATTAAGTTTCTTGGCGCCTCTCTCAAAGTATCCACAGCTACAATCTGCACAACACTCAGGCATTTCATCCATAATCAAAACTGCTTTAGCCATATTTTTTTCACCTCCAACTAAGATAATTTATATCTGTCTCTCGATGCAGAGCGAAACATCATAAAAAGCATTTCCGATAATGATTTTTCTCTACTTCTGCGCTTTGCTTTCTTTATTACGGTCAGCTCTCTCCAGTTATTCCGCCAAGTGCTTTCTGTTGGCACAATCACGCCAACAAAATATGGGATTTCTTTTGATACCGCCGCATATACTTCCTCCGGCATTACAAGATAGTTGTAGTCACCAATGAAATTTAAACCATGTCCCGAATGAAAATCCTCAACAGAAGATTTTATCTCGTAACAGTAAAAGTCCCCTTTCTCAATCCCAGAGACTGTATTATTTACAGGCTTAAACCGCATGTAATCCACTCTGATTGCGTGTCCTGTGGCATAATCAAACGTGACTTCTTTAGCCATATAAATTCTTGTGTCGTTTTTGGGATTTATATATCTTTCAAGCGCTAAAGAAAGTTCTTTCGTAATTTCTGGTCGTTTGCTCATATTTCCTCCGTGGTCATGTTTTTAATCAAATAAGAAACTTCAGATAACGTAGCGTTATGAATGTCACAATCCACTGCTCCATCATCATTGTATTGAGCAAATAATTTTCTCATATTATCGTCAATGTTCTTATTTTTAGCTTCATCGCATAAAGTCTCAGCTTCTCCAATGCAATTCCACAATGCTGTATTCAGTTTTGCCAATCTTCTCGCAAATTGTTTGTCTGTCATATATGACTACCTCACTAAGTTCTAATTTACCTCCGGCTTCTCGCACCGCTCAAATTCGATTACCCACACCCACGGGTTCGCTTCCCAGCCGTAGCTGTCAAGATCGGTTTTCTTGATGGTACTGTTCCAAAGTCTAGCAAAAACTTTTGGATATGCCATTTGTCGCAAATGGTCTGTGTATATTTCGCTATAGGTTTTGTAGTCGTCATATATTCCTTCTGCCTTGAAATCTTTAAGCGTCATCTCTTGCAACCGCTCCACTCTCACATTCGTAACCTTAAGCCATATGCGCGCGGCTTCTTTTGGCATGTGGATGGAAGGTTTCCATTTCGTAATATCCGCAATGTCATTTCTTTGCCAATCTTCGTAGTAATAGTATCCGTTCGGTGCCTTTTTCCATGTTTCCCGGGCATACAGGATATCGCCCGGCTCGCAAGGCAACTTAAAAAATTTCTCTCCATACCCATCTGCAAATGTACCTCTACACGATATGTACCCTTTAGGTGTAAAAGCGGTATATCCCCATACTGCATCATCAGGAATAAAGCCTTTTACAATTCTTCTCGTTGCATCTTTTCTCCCGTCCAGAATCGCCCGAACCATTTCTGTATTGAATAAAATCGGTAACACTCTACTCATCCTCCGCTTCCTCCGTTTCTTCCTCCTGGCAGTAATACACAATCGGATTGCTCGCATCACAGTCGCAGTTATTCCATTCGATATCTTCTAACGCCCTCTCTTTCGCAATCTGAATGGCTTCCGCTTCTGTATCAGCTTCAATGTCATCATAGTCAATCGTTAATTGTAAACCTACGCCCGCATTCCACTTAGCCATCTACTCCACCGCCTTTCACAATCTCGATTGCATCATCAAGTTCAATGACCGGGATAGTTCCAAGCCTTTCCGCTTCATTAACATTACTATAGTCTTCCAACTGCTCCACAACCTTGTCCGGGTCGTAGGCGGTCGGCTGCGAATCAATAAAATCGAGAATTGCTTTCATCTGACTTTTATTGTAATTTCGCCCATTGAACTGCAAATTGTTTGCATCAATCAATTTTCTCATCGTTCGCCCTCCTGTTCTTTTCCAGACAATAATTGTAAGCCATACAGCCATCACAAGTCTGTCTTTGGCATCCTTCCTCTAAATAATCCGCTCCATCTTCCATATATTCTGCTTCGCTCATTCTTCATCCCTCCAATCAATACAGTTTCTGTCCGCATCCGCAGTACATCGGATATGGTGCTAAGTTATGGCACTTTGGGCAAAAATATTTTCCCTCGATAATTTCTCTTGGAATCGCTGTCTGTTTCTCCATCGCCGCCCGGCACTCTTCCGGCGTGCCGATCGCGCGGTACTCTTCCACTTCTGCTTCCAATTCCTCGATGTATTCATCTTTATGGTCGCAATTATGGCAAATCTGCGTCGAAGTGTTCGCAAATTCGTTTTTAATATTAGGGTTGATTACTGATGTGTGCCAGTGCTGCACCTCTTCCAGTGCCTTGATTGCTACTTCACATGACTGAATTTCTTTTTTGCAGTTCTCCAAATTACTGTAATACTCACCCAGGCTCTTTTTTCTAACTGCAAACACTTTTGGAGAGATCAATAATAATTCAGCTAAAACTTTTTTTGACTGCTCCATAGCGTTTTGAATAAAAATTTTTGCTTCATTCTCCGTCATCTTTCTACCTCCACTAAATTTCAGTTTAGAATATTAAACACTTTTCCTCTGCAATCTTGCCGCAATGATTACAACCACTGCATTTACCATTGGGTATTTCTGCTTTATTTTCACTGCATCCATGACACAAACATCGTATTTTTTCTTTTTCACACCATATTTGCTTTTCTGTATTTTGTTTCATACTTTTACCTCACTAAATTCTGAGTTATCAATTAAACAATATTTTTTCCGAGAACGAATTAGATAAAAATTCAGTTGTCAAAGAATTTTGGACAACTGCCAAAGCATTCCGCTCCGCCCATTCACCATTATCAATCCGCTTTCCGCGATATAAATATCTACTCTCCATGTTATCCCTCCTAATCTGCCAGTATCGGCAAAGCAAACGCCCACAGGCACCATGCCGATCCCGTCATCTTGATTCCGGCGATAACCGCAATGCTAACGGCAATCCACTTCACCGCTTTTTCAAAACTCAATTTTCTGTTCTTGCGCTTTTCCCGGCATATATCGTAGCTCGGGCACTCCATGCAGCAATATGTTTTTCCAAGTTTGCATTCTTTTTCGCAACCCATTATTTTTCCTCACTTTCCCGGTACGGCTCTGGCAGTGGCATCCAGGCTATTATCTCGACATCGGTATCGACCATATCAACATCACATCTGCCGTATTCTGCAAGATAATCAGTGCAAGTCGTTGACCACCAGTACCATGCGTCCGAGTAATGCACCCCTGTTGCCGTAAACGGTACATCTTTGATGTTCGCGTAATAAGATTCCGGATTATGATTCACATATGTAATGTTGACCGGGACGCAATCTTCCGGCAACCTCTCGCTTACCGGAATCCACCGCCCAAACTCCGGCTTTCTCGCTACTGTTCTCATGCATTCAATCATTTCCCTGCTCCTTTCCGCACCGCAGCTGATACGGCACCTCTCTGAATCTCTTAAGCGCGTCGCCGCTCACATGCTTGCTCGGACGTGTCATCTTCTCGCTGATCTCCATAACGCGCCTGCGGCGCTCCTTACTGTCTCTATGCATATTCACACCTCATATGTCTTTCCTATAAACCTCGGATCACAGTATTTACACTCCTGTTCCATTACACTTGCGATACCTGTCATCGTTTCATACCCTGTTGCAAGGCTGTTGATGTAATATCTGATCCATTCCAGCGTCTCCGCCACCTGTCTTTTTGAGAAATTAAATCCCGTCTTAAGGCATACACCAAGAAGCGCATAGTAATTACAGATCGATGCTGCCAGAAATTTTCCGGCGGTCTGCATGGAACCCGGGGCAACTTTCCTTTCGACCAGGGAAAAGCCTTCTCTAAAAGGAACCCTGTTTGCTTCTGCTTTCGCATCAATTCCACACTTTTCTCTCATGTAAAACTGCAACTGCTCTGTCGATAATCCGCCTGCCGCCGTTGTGTTCAAATATTCCGTTATGATCTTTTCAACTTTCATCAGTCTCTTATATCCAAATCCAAACTTGTCATGAAGAATCTGAAATGAAATCAACCGAATATTCAAAAAAGATTCTTCGATCAGATCATTGGTATTGCTTTCTGTCTTTGCATAGCGCTGCATCCGAAGCAGTTCATCTTTGGTATACCCCAACGGCTGCATACGCTTTCTCTTTCTTGCCAATGCATTACTCACTTATTTACACCTTCCTTCACTTTTTTATCTCACTTTTCCACAACTCTGATCGTCTTGCCTGCTTCAAGCGCTGTCACAATATCCTCTCGGTACGGGTCATACATGCTCGTTCTTTTTCTTCTCTCCATTGCCTTGTCCTCTCATAACTTTTTCAATCATCTCTTCCTGGTTCCGCTCTGCGATATGGTCCCGAACCGATTCCTCCGGAAAAGCAATCTGATATGTCCGCTCCTTGATCCGGTTCGTGATCCGGTCATCGTACCGCAGGCTGTCCAATGATTCGTTGCTCGTAAAGATAGTCACTTTCTTGTTGATGTACCGCTCGTTGATGATCTGGTACATCTTGTCGTTGATCCACGCCGCCGGGGATTCCACGCCGAAATCATCGATAATCAGCACATCCACCGTGTTAAGCGCATCCAGTAACCGGCTCTCACTGTATTCGGCATCCCGCCGCCATGTATTCTTGATCTCCTGCAGGATGGTCAGCGATACTGCAAACTTAACCGCATAGCTTTTCATAAGCTCATTCGCAATACCTGCGGCGATCCGTGTTTTTCCGCTACCCTTTGCGCGGGACCAGATAAACAGCCCCATGCCCTGATCCCTCTGGCTCCCGAAATCTTCCAGGTAAGCCTTTATGATCCGGCAGGCATCTGCCACCGTCTTTTTGCTGTCCGGCTGTCGATACACGTCCGTGCGGAAGGTTTTCAAATCCATCCCCCGGAACGCTTCCGGTATGTCTGCAAACCGCAACCGCCTTGACATCGCCGCCCGCTCCCGGCACTTACATTCCACCGCCGTTGTGATACCGTCCTTTTCGGTCAAGATCCACTCGGTACCATTGCACAACGGGCACACGTCAGAATCCCTCGAATTCTCCGGTGTCTCCAAGTTCTCCGAGCCGCTCATTGATCGATTTTTCATGCGCTGTAGTATTTTCTCCAGCGTTTGTTCCATCTGCTCCATTGCCCGCTCCTTTTAGATACTGCATAAATACGTTCTCGCGAAGCCAGTTTTCCGCTTTCTTGATATACCGCTCCGCCGTTCTGTCCCGCCGACAAGCATCCGCATAATTCTGCGCCGCCCGTATCAAATCATCCTCCGGTACGCCAGCCAACACCGCATTGCAGTATTCCGATTCTGCCAGATAGCCAGTACACTTTTTCGGGTAGGCTGCAGCAAATTCCACGAACCGCTCCACGGGGGATATAGGGGGTGTATTTCTTCCCTTCTTTCCTTCTTTCTTTTCTTCTATTGTTGGCGTTAGAATGTCGTTAGAATGTCGCTTGCTTGTCTCTTGACTGTCGTTTTGCTTGTCACTCGTCTGGTATAAATCGTACTTAACCACTGTAAATACGGTATATTTGTTTGTCGCTTTGCTTGTCACTTCGCCTGTCTTTTTCAAATGCGAAATTGCTGTCCGAATTTCGCGCTCCGTAAGTCCAGTTTCGCCCGCCAGCTTCCCGATGGACGAGACAAATGATCCACGCGAAACCGTTGTCCCTTTAAAATTTCCATCCTTCCAGTTGGCTTTCAACAGCATGTGGATGAACAGCCGGGTGGTATTGATATCCGTGTACCATTCCCATTCCAGCAACCCCCGGCTCAATTTTATGTAGTTGCCATCCAACCGATCACCCCGTTTCTAAGTCCTTAAGCAGGTCTTTCAGCGTCATTTTCGCCTGTCCCGCGGTAAGTTCCGGGATCGTGAACTTATACTCCATCCGCACCACCCATCCGCATCTGTGCATTACAATCATTGATCTGCTCCACCAGGTACGCCGGAAGCGTATAGCAGTCAACAAATTCATGTGCATCCGCGAGATCTTTTCTCTTCAATGCCTTATAACTCTTCATCCTGCCCTCATCATCGTAGATTCCAAATTCCCGGCGGAGCTGGTTGTAAATATCCCGATACACTCTCTGCCGGATCGTACTGTCCAGATATGCTTCCGTTTTCTTGCCACCGAGAAGTTCCGCACCTCTGCGTCTGATATGTGCCGACAATTCATCCGATTCTGCACCGAACAGCGGCATATCGTTCTCAATGTGGTCGAGTCTTACGTTCATGCCCGTCACCCGTTTATCTACAGCAATGACAGCTGCCAGTTCTGGCGAAATCCCTCTGTACGGGTCCAGCACCTCTTCCATCTCATGGAAACGATTGATATACTTCGCCGTGAATTCCGTTCCCTTAACCCCAGTCAGCTTGTGTGCAATGAACTCGCAGCCTTTCTTCGTAACCAGATAGCACGGTCTGCTCTGGTTATTAGCATCTTTATATGCGCTTTCTTCAAAGAAATCGCCCGAGCCAATTTTGGCTTCGGCTAACTGCTCCGTATAATTTCTGATATCTCTCAATAATTTTGAATGGTCTTTTCCTACCATATCTGCAACTTCCAATGAAGTGATCGTTCTCTGCTCTAAATTCAATTTTCTTCCCCTTTCCCCTCCGGGACGACCCCGGAGGTATCATCATGGCTTCGACAGTTCGTGATATAATAAGTCTCCGCATGATCGGTTTCTTTCGCCCGCAGGCGGGTGTTTCAACCCTATAACCAGCTCCGCCCGAATATCCGCCGGAACTCTTCTCTGCTTCCGTAATGGCTTTCAAAATATTCCTGTGCCATCTGCTTAAGCTTCAGATCTATTTCAGCGGCATTCTTCCCCGCCTGCGTTCCATTCGGATGCAGATCCGGGCGAAGCGGTATGACAAATCCATACTTCTCGCTATTCTTCCGGTTCGGATTACCTGGGAAAATATGATGGCGTTCAACCGGCGCCGCGCCGGTAAAATAGCAATGTTCCATATCATCCGTAAATACGCTCCATAATCGCTTCATATTCCCCACCGCTCTTTCATTTCCTGTAGTTCTGCTGGCGTAATGGTATCTATTCCAAGTTCCTTTGCATCCGCTACCGTTCCGTCAATCAGAACCGACATTTCTTTCGTGTCATAGGTATGACTCCCGCGATAGATTTTATATACAGTCAGTTTTCCGTCATACCGAACCGGCATTGCATGGATCGTTTCCTGTTCCCACATATATTCTTCTGGTGCGTTTGACTGATAGTAGAAAATATTTCCATCTGGAAGATATTCGGGCTGTCCATATTTACAGATCAGAACATTTTTAGCTTTTGCCTTTGAAATCGTGAGTACGTCAGCAATTTTCCCAACCAACACATGAAAGTAAGCATTTGCATCAAGGCTCCGTTTCTGCGTATATCTGACAGCTTTTATTTTTAGCTTGTCCTGATTCTGTAAATTTTCAATTTGACCGGCTGCCGAAGCGTCAACCTCAAACGTGAGGATGATGCCTTGTCCATCAAATGTCCGGCTTGCACCAGTTAGCTTTCCGGTAGTCTCCATCAGGCATCAGCTTCTTTCCTTTTCTTATACCAGGTCTCTACCTGTTCGATCAGCTTGTTTGCCAGCTCCGTAGAAATATCAGATGTACCGGAAAAATTGTACATTTTCTTAAGCTGGTTCACGATATCTACCGCATTTGCGTTCTCACACATTTCAGCATAGGCATCCACAAATCTATTGATTTTATGTAACTGCTCTGCTGTCGCCGGTGTAAACTGCGGTGCTGGTGTAACCGGTTCCGGTATTTCTCCGTCCGGGTCCTTCATCTCCTCGGTCGGAATGCAAAATACCTGGAAGCACGCATACTTGAATGCAATCGCCATTGCCTTGTTGGTTGCTTTATCTCCGGAATCCATTCCCTCTCCAACCGTTACCGCTTCGATGAACGATCCATCTTCGGCATAAAATGTGTACTTGATCCGGCAGATGGAATAGATCAGAACCGCACCCTTATTTGTGGTTCGCTCCTGTCTCTGCTGTTCCAAGACTTCCGGAACAATAAAAACATGATTCTTTACCAGCGCCGGATTGATTGCATTCATGACCGCATCAATTCCACGATACTTAAAGCCCTGCTGTTTATTCACTGCATCTTTACCGACCGCCCCGATCTCTTCCATGCACCGAGAGATCGCTTCATATATATTCATTTTTCTTGCTGCTTCCGCCATGCCGCCCTCCTAAAACAGTTTATTTATAAGATTCATTGCGTAGGTTGCATCAACCCTTTCCTCGCCGGTTTCTTCCATATGCTTCTGAATGGCATCAACCATCATCTTAAAATATGTTGTGTCAACACCCGTCAGCTGATCCTCGAGAACCTTTACGTCCTTCAGATCTAATTCATTCAACTGGAAACACATCTTTACATACTGTCCAGCATTGATGTGATAACCGCGCTCAAGGTATTTCCGGGTCCGAACAATCGAACATAACGGATATTTTGATCCGATATAGTACAGCTCCTTGTTGATAATGCATTCAAGTGCTTTTTCTGGAAGAAATAATTCGTTGTCCCAGGAGCTCCATGCACATGTGCAGTGTGCAAAATCATAGTTCTTATGAATTTCCTCCACCTCGCCATAGAATCGAATTACAAGCTGCACCTTGTCTGTCAAAGTGATTGCGTTGCTCGTGATAAATCGAGGTCTGTACTTTTCGTTCTCCGTCTCCTGCTCCAAAGCTTCCTCAATCTCCTCTTCCGTGGATGCAAAATTATAGGAAATGTCACTCGTCTTTACTTCATCTTCATCCGCAATGCCCTTAGATGAAACAAAGCAGTCAATTTTTCCCGTTTTATCATCGCACCTTACTGAAACCGGTTTGTCTGGATGCATTTCATTCCATTTTCCGACATAGTATGTCGCTACAGCCAAGCACGCTTCTTTTGTTCTAAAATAAACATCATAATCGTGAAGTTTTTCACCAGTCAGAAGCGAAACAATCGCACCACCAGTCACAATCACATTGTCTTTTATAATTTTTTTGATGTTTTCATCATCAATATTCAAAATCCAATCGCGCAACTTGTTATTCAAGTGCTTTTTGATGTTTTTACCATTCATCCCTACACCCTCCGAAATTTAATACCGTACTCGCGCATAGCAGATTCAAGCTGTGCGATCTGGAACGGATCGGCAATTACTTCATACCGTACGGTTCCCGCCGGCGCCGGAGCAGACCGCACCTCTTTTTCTTCCTCCAGAGCAACATCCGGCACAACTTCCGGTACAACCGGTTCTTCATGCACCAAAGCAGCTTTTCTCTGCTCTTCCTCTGCCGCCCGGCGTGCCTCCTCTTCTGCCTTTCTCTGCTCTCCCTCTGCCTGTCTCCGCAGAATTTCTTCCTTCTGCTTCTGGTACTGATTCATGGTTGCAATGGCATCTGACAGTTCCAGCGTTGCCTTATACTTCGCCAGGCCTTTATCCTCAAACTCCGATTCCATCGCCCGGATAGTGTCCAGATCTTTCTCTACATGCTCCACATGTGCTGTGATGGCTTCTGTGATAGCTTTCTGCGCGGTCGTGGAATTCTCCCATCTGCTGTCATAGATGCGATCCAGCGGCAGATACTCCATCACGGTTCCATGCTCCGCCATAATCCCGGTATAGATTTCACAGATCATCGCTTTCTTTGCTTCCACGCGCCTACGCTCAAACTCCTCGATCTGCCCGCTGATAAAGTCGATCGGTTCATCGATCAGCTTGTCCAGTTCCTTGACCTGCGCTTCAAAATTGGTATACGGCGCCATAAAAGTTTTCTTGATCTCAATTCGCCTGTCGTTCATGGCCTTTTTCAGCTTACGCAGGCTTGCCACCGTCCTTTTTGCTTCCGGCTGGGATTCTGCGGTAAACACCATCCCCTTGTACTCCTCCAGTCCTGCCGCAAGGGCTACCTTGATCTCTTCAAAGTTTGTCTCGATACTTCCGTCTTTCTGCTCTACTAATAAGTTAATTTCCTGCATCTTCTATCTCCTTTTCTTCTCTAAACCGCTCATCGCGGTCGTATATTGCTGCCAGTTTCTTTCTATGCCGCTGTGCCCGTGCCTGCTCCGCTTCGTATTCGTCCCAGTCCGGCGCATCCGGCGCGATCTCAATCATCGATATACTCCCACTCTCCTTTGTCGCCATTGTCACTGATCTTAAGTCTCACTGCTGTCTCTGGCGAAACAGCCAGCACCCCGCTAATGCTCCCGTCATCCGTAACGGTAATAGTGGCAATTCCCGCAACGCCGACTCCTTCCAGTGTTTCCGGCAATTCCCGCAACACATCCACGAGATTGCACATGTCCTTGTTACATAACCTTGCTTTCATTCAAAAAATCCTCCACTTCCAGCTGCGTCCAATCCGTTGCCCGGATCATCCACTCCATCTTCTCTTCGCGCTCCCGCCGCTCTGTTTCACCGGTAACGCAGTCATCACACATACCGTTCTGACCCTCTCCCGGGTCCATTGGATGACCGCAGCGCTTACATTCTCTGAAAATCATAAAATCACACTTTCAAAAACTGCTCTTTTGTGTTACAATAAACGCAGAAATACTTATGTATTCCTACGGTAAATAGCACCTGTACTCGCCAAAGTTATCAAGGTGCTATTTTTTTGTCCAAATCGATAAACTCCACATCCGCATCCAGCCTGTCCCGTCTGTGGATAAAGTAAAAACATGCTTTCCGCCGTTCGGCTCTGCTCAGCTCCACCGACATGATCGCCAAGCCCGCCAATGATACCAACGCGCCTAACGCAATCACGGCAATGAGGTAGTAATAATAAATGCCGTCTGCATCACACATTCCACCGAAAAACATTATGCCGACTCCGACCGCCGTAACGATCTTACCTATTCTTTTCAACGTTCTCACCTCCCCGATCCCGTTGTTCTGAAACTCCATTTTCTACATATCTACAACACCCTGCCAGACATAACCGGTATCTTCCCATAACTTCTTAGGTGATACATATACATTTCTTCGATTTTCAGAACAGGTTCCATGTCCTATCGGCAGCCATCCCTCGATAATCCCGTTTCTTACCCAGGATTCTGATTTTCCATATATCTTCGCAACCAGCGATGTCGGTATTTTTTTATTGGAAAATTCTGGAACAGCTGCAATTCCTACAATTAACCGTGCAATTTTCTCCAATTGGTCATTTGTTACTTTCATTTCCTGCAATTCTTCTGGCAATGATCTCCCTCCTTTCTGTTTGCTGTCCAGATTATTGGACAGATGATGTGGTAGCCTTTATTTATTGCTTGGCTCCTTTGTGGTTGATTTTAGTTCAACCTCTTTTGCAAAAAAAATTTCATCGCGCTTCTTATTTGTTAGCCTTAAGATTTTCTGTAGCGCCGAAATTTCTGATGCTTTAAACTCCGTTTCATTATTGAGCTTTTTATAAAACCCTTCTCTGGTGATGCCAATCTTCTTTGCTATAGCGGTGATGGTCATTCCAGAATCTGTAATCTCATCGCTCAACATCTTGCTATCTGTCAAATTTTCACCTCCTTATGGTTGACTGTTATTCAACCTGTAATCATATTACATCATGGTTGATTGTCTGTCAACTATTTTTTATAAAAATGTTGAATAAAATTCATTTCTATGTTATTATCCATATTAGAAAGGTTGGTGAGCAATATGACAACGCAAGAAAGTATGGGACTGAAAATTAAAAGTTTGCGCGAAGAGAAAAAATTATCTCAATCAGACCTTGCCACGCTCGTAGGATATAAGGATAAAACTGCTATTGCTAAGGTAGAGGCAGGAAAAGTTGATCTTCCCCAAAGTAAAATATCTGCATTTGCCAAAGCATTAAATACATCTATATCTTATTTGTTTTCCGACGAAGTTGAGGAAGCTCCCACAACAATTGCCGCTCACTTTAATGGTGATGAGTATACAGAGGATGAACTTGGCGAAATAAAGGCATTCGCTGAATTTGTCAAGTCAAAAAGGGGATAAATGTCCAAAAAATTGGACACATGCAAGAATATACTAGAACTGGAGGTGGTTTTTATGAATACATATGAAGAATTGCAAGAGGAAGCCTGCAATGATGGTATCGAAATTATAGATAATTACGCATTCAAAAGCGAACGGATCAGTGGCTTATATTGTGACAGCACCATTGCCTTAAGCAAAAATTTAAAAAGAACCACTGAAAAGAAATGTGTTCTTGCCGAAGAACTCGGACACCACTACACCGCAACCGGCAACATACTCGATCAGTCCACCGTAGAAAACCGCAAACAGGAAATGCGCGGCAGGATCGTAGCCTATAATAAGCTGGTCGGCTTGCGCGGCATCGTGGATGCCTACTTACACCACTGTCAGAGCATATCAGAATCAGCAGAGTACCTTGAGGTAACCGAAGAGTTTTTAATTGATAGCCTTAATTACTACAGAAATAAGTATGGTGTATACACGAAACTGGATAATTATGTTATCGTCTTTGAACCGAATATTGCGGTGTTAGAATTAGTATGATGGGGGGTTAATCTATGAAAAGAACTAATTTGCGTGAATTTATTATATCTATTATGATAATATTATGGACTGTAATTTGTGGTATTAAAGTATACGAGAATTACAGCCACTATACTTTGCTTGACTGGCTAATTATTATAATTGTTATCTTGATTCCTTATGTAATTGCATGGCTGTTAATGAGGAAAAAGTGTAAAAAGCAATCACAGGAAACTGCCACCTTTGCGCCAAATACTCCTTATACTGCATCCAATACTTCAACTACTCAAATCAACATTGCACAAAAGCTGGCAAACAACTCTATAAATCAGCTAAATGAAACACTTTCATCCGGCAGTGCAATAAAAGTAAATGTTCAAAATACTAATATCACTTATCCAGAGGAAGTATTACGCTCGATGCGCACAGCCTACTCCCCTATGCAAGCCCAGGAGGACGTTAGGATATTAAACGATTGTATAAATTTATTGCTCACTACTACCAACCTTGATACATTCTTTTCCAGATATGAATTGGCACTTCAGAAAATCATGACACTCGAACAGGCAAAAGCCGCTGGCATTTTAATGAATTTGCCTATTACATCAGATTATGTAATGTCATTAAAGGGACGTGCTGACGAAGTCTTGCAATCTACCTATGACAAGGAATTAAAGGAAATTGATAAATTAAAGACAGCCGATGGAAAGAAAAACAGAATTGATAAATTTATTCTTCACTTATCTGAGTACTATGATGAATTTGAATTTTCCAGCACCTATAGCAATATTATGAATTCTTTAAACTTATACAAAAAAAGCCTCTAAAATAATATATGCATTTAAAAGGATGTGATACACATGAGTTTAATACTTGGATATGCAAACAAGAACAATGCCATTATTATGAGTGATGGGTGTGCTGGTGAAAATGGAAGTCTTTCAGAATTTTATAATAAGACCAGAAAAATAAATGACAATATCATAATTGGTTTTGCTGGATTTGCAGAACCAATAGAATGCTTTCTTAGTCATGTTGTAGCACAAATGGGCGAAGAAATAACTCAATATTACATAAATGATTTTTGTGAACTTATGACATTTCTTATGAATGATAAAGAAACACAATCACATTTACAATCATCTTTTATTATTTTAGGTCGGGACAATAAAAACAAAATGTATAGTTCAATCATTGGCAATAATACACATTACATTTTGAAATCAAATCAAGTAACAACTTCACCAAGGATTAGTTCCATCGGTGGAACCATAGACAGCGCAATCATAGAAAATGCTTATCGTAATAATATATCAAAGACATCTATTCCTATCGTTAATTGTATGATTACTACTATACATGACATTGCCAAATTAGATCCCTCCGTTAATAGTAATCACTTTTATGTAGCAATATAGTGACACATAAAAACCGCCCCACCATTAAGCGGAGCGGCAATGCAATTGCTCTGGATGAACAATCGCCCTAGACAAGCATATTGTATCATTCGGAGCAGCCAAACGCAAGCGGAACAGAAGTTCTATGCTGGCTGTTATTTTTATACCCATTTTTAAGGAGGATGATACTATGAAATTGCCAAATGGCTATGGCTCCATCACAAAATTAACCGGTAACCGCAGAAAGCCTTGGATGGCTCGAGTTACCTGTGATGAAACCTATGACGAAATGAAACATGATTATGTTCGCAAACGTATTGTACTTGGATATTATCCAACTAAAAAAGCTGCACTCGAAGCATTGTCTATATACAACGAAAGCCCATTCAAACCGGAAGATGTAAACATTACCTTTTCTCAGATTTATGAAAAATATAAAAAAAGCGCCGCCTACGCAAAGCTCAAAAGTTCAGCACTTACCAGCCGGCAAACTGCTTATAAATACTGTGCCCCGCTTTATGATATTAAGATTCGTGATCTTAATAAAGATATGCTGCAGAATGTCATTGATTCGATCCAGCTCGGCAGTTCTTCCAAAAAAAACGTACTCACCGTCATGCGCATTGTGGTTGATTATGCTTATGATCATAATCTTATTAACAAAAAATATACGGATGGCATCAACATCGAATACAGCGATCCTGTTATCGACCGTATTCCATTTACCGAGCAGGAAATCGCAACTCTGTGGTCCATGTCTGACGATTGGGATGTAAAAGTCCTGCTGATACTTCTTTACTCCGGTATGCGTGTAAACGAATTACTTAAAAACTACCGGGATAATGTAAATTTGGAAGACCACTGGATTTATGTTCCCGCCGAATTGGCCAAGAATAAAGAAAGCTGCCGCTATGTGCCTATTCATAACAAGGTTTATGATCTGGTTAAATGGTTCGTAGATAACTCCGCTTCTTATGGACATGACAAACTTATGCTGAACCCTAACGGCTCTGTGATTATGTATAATAATTTTGTATCGCGCAATCTGCCGCGCATTAACAAATTTATGAGTGTTGAGCATAAATTCCATGATACACGGCACACGTTTGCTTCAAAAGGAACCTCTGCTGGCATACCAGAGTTGTATATGCAGAAAATCATGGGACACACTCCAAGAAGTATTCTTTATAACACTTACACTCATATTACGATACCGGAGCTACTAGAATGGATTAACCAGATCCCCTGA